AAATCCTTTTTAATATTTACCAAACCAACAAAAAACCCGCCTCAGCGGGTAAATGTCAGAACTTTATAATTTTCTAATGTCTGTAACATTCATCACTTTGAATGCTCGCCATTCGGCTTTATCTAAACACCACACACTCAATGTTTCTGGTTTGTACACACGAGTTTGATGCTGTTCGGTCACTGCTCGTTGCGGCATAGCATCATCACGCAAGGTGCAAGGCATCACTCGGACCGAACCATCCAACTTGGTAAAGGTAACTTGGTGATCTTCTTTGAGAGTTTGGCGCAGATAATTATTACGACTGTCTGCATCTAGTTCTGACCAGTTTTCTGGTAACATATTAAATCCTTTTTAAGTAGGTGAAAAAATCTTTTTTATCACGTGGTTGCCAAGCGGTGGCATCGGGGCCACACACGGCTTTTTTAACACGGACCACACCACAACTGTCATAGCGACCGGGGCTTGTGGTGCCATCTACAACATTGTATTCAGGTGGTGTGTATGACAAATCACAGGTCCAGGACCACGTGCTTACTTTAAATGTGCGCTCAAACCAATTGGCACGATTGTGTGTACAATTCTGACAGGTTATTTGACTCATAGTTTTTCTCCTGCTTCAAATCCACGAAAACGCAGGAAACGCGGAAAACGCAAACTGTATGAACCATCTTGGTTCTGAGTAATAGCATCTGCACGTACCTCAACTATGTTGCCAGCGAGACGATTCCTAGCACCCCAATACTCAATGCGATGATCATCAGTAAAACCACTTCCCACATTGACTCTAATCGATTTACCATCGTCAACACCTTCGCATACAAGAGCACCGAGACGTCCAATATTTTTTCCTGTACCTTCTTCAACATCTTTGACCTCCAGACTTACTTCAATAAAAGGCTTTAACTTGAGCCAGGCCACACTACGTTTAACTTCGTAGGGTGCTTGTGGATCTTTAAGCATAATACCTTCGTAGCCACCCGCAATGGCCTGCAGGTTAATGGCCCGATAACGCTCCTGGCCTGCCGTAGTCTTTAGGTCTACCAGTTCTTGCCCCACAACTGTTACGTTGGGCAACTTGTCTGAATAAAAACCGTGCCACAGTTTTAATGCCTTACTGCGGGCTGTTTGAGTTTGTTCAAAGAATCCTTTTTCAAACGCACTTAACGGCAACCAATCAAAGAGGTTTAAAACGGCATCATTGCTTTGTACATCACTTTTACGATGCACCTGCTTCATCAAATCTTGGAAACTGCTAGACATAACTTCGCCGTCTAACACCCAGGGTTCGTTCATTGCCCGGCCAGTTTCTTTTAACTGTTGTCGAATGTGCGGAAAGTTAACCAATTCTTTACCGTTGCGACTAAATTGATCCACGCGACCATCTGGGTAAACAATAGTTATAACACGAACTCCATCCAGTTTGACTTCAATTAATTTCTTGCCGTCAACTTTGGTCTCGTGGTTGGCGCTGTCGTGAGCAAGCTGACAACTGAACACAGGTACTGCGTACTGGGGCCAACGCTTTTCCACTACTTTGTTGATGGTTTTTTCGCTGGCACCACAGCGTAGGTCTTTGATCAATATGCGACGGTACCAACCATTCCATTCTTGTCTAGTGGCCGATGCCATCATTGCGTCAATCATATCACGAGCTGTATTACCCGTGACGTCGCGAGTAACAAATCCGGTAATGGCCAAGGTAAAACTTGACCAAGGTAGGCCTGCGCCGTCTGCGTCTGTTTTTTCAGGCACCTGCTTGATGCCAAATGTAATCATTGCGTCTAATGCCAGACGAGCTCCTTCAAAAAATTCACTGTTGCCTGCTTCTGCTTGGGCAAGAATGATATCTTCTTTGTTGAGACGACTGGGATGATTTTCTAAATCAGCGATAACTTGATAGCAAGGGTCACTCATAAAAATAGCACCATAGTTGTTGAAACGATAGTGCTATTATACAGTGGATTGAATTAATTGTCAACCGTTTGTTCGTTGACCAAATAAGTGTTGCAAATAACCTAAGGGTGTGTAGTACAAAGTCTGACCGTTTGGACCTTGAGTTTCGTTACCATCTGTGTCCAGGACCTTGACGCCGTGACCAAGTTCCGAAGCATCGGCCCTTGATAGTTTGGCCACTTCTGCGTGAACTGCGCTGGTCCAAACAAATTCGTATTGTCCAGTTTGTTGGTTGCGCTCAGCTGAAATTAGTCCTAAGTTTTTTTGTCGTTCAACTTGAGATTGAACACCTTCTTCGGTAATTTGGTCAAGTGTTTTGCCTGAACATTCTGGATAATCAGATAAAACTGAAATATCTGTTGAAGCAATAAACTCATCCCAGGTTATACTTGGGTTTGTTGTTGTAATTGTATGTGCCATACTAAATTCCTTTATATAGCTTATTTATTTAATTTGTGTCAAGTGCTTACAGTTACCACGGAATTTAAAACCACTACAGGTACAGGTCAATCCATTTTCAGTTTGCTCCACTGTATATCGATCGCCTTTACTGCCTGTAACAGTCCATTTGGGGTTGGCATTGATCTCTTCGATTTTATAATCAAAAGTATTTTTTACAGGTTGAAACTTACGACCTCGTGTGTCGATTCGGATAGGATTTTTGAATGTGAACACGCTTTTACTGCCTGCCCGAATATATGCGTACATTTTGGTCTTGCTGTCGTCCAGCAGGTACACGCCATTGGGGATATCGTCTCGATAGTCAGTAGTTTCTTCAAAAAATTTCATTTTGTGTCCTTAGCCCAAAAATGCACGATATAAACCAAAACAACTGATCAACATACTGACCACATTGACCACAATTTGTGCTGTATTTTTTACCAGTAGGGCCCAGGTTACAAAAAACATCATTCCCAATAAGAATGCTATGATATTGTAAGGATCTGCGTTGCCCACTGCGTTCAAACTGTGCCCTAGCAGGATGCACACTACCCCTGCCCATTGTAAGTGATTTAAGTATTTGTTCATATCAATATTATACTGCCAAAATGAATAATGGTCAATCAAAAAGAAACCCGCCATTTAGACGGGTTATTGTAGTACTTGAGTATTACTTTTAGCTGTTTAGTACTTTGGCCACGCTGTTCATCACTGCGGCAATACGACCAATGTCACGAAGTTGTTCTACTGTGTAGCCTTCCTTCTTGAGTGTTTCATAGTGCGCTTTTACACAGAAATGACACTTGCCAACGATACTGGCGGCAAGGCTAAATGCTTCAAAGTTGCTCTTGGTAGTGCCACCGTGACTGGCAATGGCATTCATACGCAACTGGGCTGGTAAACCCGTTAACTGCGGATCGTCGGCCATTTCAACATATGGGTACCATACATTGTTCTGTGCCATAATGCTGGCGGCTGTCATTGCTGACTCTGCATATACAGGTGCGTCTGCCAACAAGATACTCAGGACCTTACCGTTACCAGTTGCGGCCAATGCGGCCACAGCACAACCCAAAGCCACATCTGCATCTAAAGTACTACGCAAAAGGACGGCGTCAAGATTTAACTTGGTGTCCTTTGCGTATTCTGGCAACGCACCTTTGATAGCGTCGTTGAATGCCATTATAGAGTCTCTCCGCCTACTGTACGATTACAGGCACATAGCTCGCCGGTTTGCAATGCGTCCAAAATACGCAATGTTTCTTCTGGGCTACGACCCACATTCAAGTTGTTGACAGTCACGTGCTGGATAACGTTGTCTGGATCAACGATGAATGTAGCACGAAGTGCCGCACCTGCTGGAGTATAGAATACACCCAGTTGCTCAATTAGGCTAAGATTTTCATAAGTTTCATTATTAGTACGCTGTGTGTCTGCAAATTGTGTATGTGTGATCTTCTGTAGATCTGGATGTGCCTTTTGCCAGGCTACCTTACAGAACTCGTTGTCTGTGCTGCCTGTGAGCAAGATGGCATCACGGTCAGCAAAGTCGCTGGCCAGTTTGTCATAGGCTACAATTTCTGTAGGACATACAAATGTAAAGTCCTTGGGATAGTAAACGATTACTTTCCACTTGCCTTCATATGACTTTTCTGTAATGTCAAAGAAAGCGTCTTCTGGTTGTCCGGGCTTAACGCCAGTTACCGCAAACGGTTCTAATTTATCTCCAACTGTTTTCATATAATTTCCTTTAAGTAAATGATTTGTGTGCTAGACTAAAACGTAATTGTACATTCAAACTTTGAAAAATCAATCAGTTTGGTAAAATTAGTTATTAAAGGATCTGGGCACAAGGCCCAGATCTTAATTGAGATTAAATTTTTGATTTAGCTAAACTTGAAAACCAGCTTTTAATGCTGGCTATTACTTTCCCAAGAGCGAATCGACTTTGGCTTCGGCAATATCTAAACGTGCTTCGACAGAATCCAATGCTGGATCTGCTGGAGTAGCAACTGCTTGGGTAATTTGTTGAATAACTTCAGGAGCAACTGTATCAACACCAGTGGCTGTAGCAATAACATTGGCAACTGCATCAACTACTGCTTGAACTGCTTCTGGTGCAGGTGCAGGTGCATCGGCAACGGCTTGAACAATGGCTTCAGTGATTGCAACTGCATCAACAACAACTTCTGGCTCGGCTGTAACAACTGCAATAACTGCGGCTGCGACTACGTCGGCAATCTGTGTGTCAGCGATTGGCTCTGCTTCGTGCTGGTCGGTAACTACGTCTGCAACAATGTCAGCAGCTTCTGCGTGATCTGCACTTGGAGACAATGCAACAACTTCTTCGACTGCTACAGATGCAACATCGGCTGGTGCAGCAACAATAGCGTCAATATGTTCTTGTGTCTTTTCAGCTACTAAATGATCAACAGTAACTTCTACCAATGTCAAACGTGCGTTTAGTTCTTCTAATGAAGAAGCGATGTCGGGGTTAGCGCCATAACCAGCTAATGATGCCAATTTGGCTTCGACTGCTACTAATCGTATTGCTAAGTCTTCTAATCTCATAGGAATTTCCTTTAAAGTTTTTGTTTTTGAGAATGTGTACCCCATTGGTACATTAGTATTTACGTGTATATGTATTACAATGATTTGACAGACACAAGATTGTCTCTAAATATTTCCCAAGCACGTTCCCAGGTCCAACGACCACTGCCTTCCCACACACGTTGACGATTCAACATAAGTGCATCCTTGACTGCCTGTTTTAGATCTGTGTTCATACAACCAGTAATGCCTTCGTCAATGACATCTTCCGGACCTTGACAAGGAAATGCAGCCACAGGTGTACCACAGGCCATAGATTCTATCATTACAATACCAAATGTTTCCCAACGTGACGGAAACACAAATACATCAGCAAGGGCGTAGTACTCAGCCAGTTCCTGGCCAGTCTTAAAACCCACAAACTCTATAGCGGGATATCGCTTTTCATATAGTTCACGCATTGGGCCGTCGCCTACCATAATCTTACGACAGTTGGGATAATCTAGTTCAAAAAATTCTTCTAAGTTTTTTTCTTTGCTGACTCGACTGACACAGACCAATGTTTTTTCTTTTGTGCTGAGTTTTTTCCTTAGGGTAGGAGAAAATATGTTACGATCCACTCCACGAGTCCAGGGAATAATATTTCCAGTGAATCCGTTTTCTTTTAATTCCCTGACCATTGCATCTGTGGTAGTCAACACCTTACCTGAGTGTTTATGAAACCAACGCACTAAAGGCCAAGTAACGGCTTCAGGTACACCAAAAAGTTTTCTAAGTCCTTCTGGAAATTTAGTATGATAAGCAGTATTGTACCTATAATTATGTTTGTCAAAATATTGTCTAGCACACAAACCAAGAGGACCTTCGGTGGCGATATGGATATAATCCGGATTGATCTCCTTAAATATCTTGCCCAAGGTGCGTTTACGTGCAAGGGTAATCTTGACTTCGTTGTAGCCAGGGCAATCAACATAGCGGAACCGCCCGGGATCAAGATATACAACACGATAGTTGTCCAGAATCGCACAAGCCTCGATATTTTTGTAGGTCGTAACAACACCATTTATCTGCTCCGGTAAGTTATCAGTGACGATCAAGATTGTTTTCTGCATTGTCCTTTTCCTGTGTCCAAGTTATTATTTCCCAGCGCCCGTCGTGATGTTCCACCAAGGCTGTACAACTTTCTACCCAATCGCCATCGTTCATATAAACAATACCGTCTATAGTTTTTATTTCTGCGTGATGGATATGACCGCAGACCACACCGTCAAATCCTCGCTTTTTACAGTAGGCCACAAGGTTCTTTTCAAACTGGAAGATAAAGTCCACAGCTTTTTTGACCCGTTGCTTAAGATACTGGCTAAGACTCCAATAACCAAAACCCATACGATGACGGAGCCAATTAAATTTAGTATTAAGTGTAAGGACCAGGTCATATGCTCGATCTCCTAAAAAACTTAGCCAAGGTGCTAGTCTGGTGATACCATCAAATAGGTCACCGTGCACCACAAGATAGTGTTTGCCGTCCAGACCTATGTGCTCGCATTGGTTACATATTTCAACATTACCAAATCCAATGTTGTATGGCATCAGCGGACGCAGGAATTCGTCGTGATTTCCAGCCACGTATACAACCCTAGTGCCACGCTTACTATGACCCAGAATTCTACGGACAACATTGGTGTGGCTTTGTTTCCAGCGCCATTTGTTTTGTTGGATTCTCCAAACATCTAGAATGTCTCCCACCAGGTAGAGTGTTTCGCAGCTATTATGTTTGAGAAAATTGTTGAGTTTATCCGCTTGGCTATCTCTTGTACCAAGGTGTATGTCGCTAATAAAGATCGTGCGAAAGGTCTTCTGCATACAATTATTTACGCAGAAGTCTTTTTATTTTTATTACGTTTTTGTTACAGTATTAAATTTTCACCACAGTCCATTTTGCTGTAAATGGTTTGCCTTCGGCGCGGTGTTTTAGTATCTTGCGGAACTCTTCTATACGGAGTAGAGCAATTGCATCTTCATCGTGTCGGAAGCAAGCCTTGTACAACTTACGAACTAATTTCGCTTGTTTCATAGCATTGTCCTCCTTGGGAAAATATTTATGCTGTTTATCATAAAAATATTAATTTTGGACTACCATAAATACTCAATGAATATAATTATTGCAACACTGGTGATGACACACATCACCATAGTGTGTGTTACACTGTACCTGCACAGAGGGCAAGCACACCGAGGCATTGTTTTCAATCCCTTGCTAGAACATTTTATGAGATTTTGGTTATGGCTCACAACCGGAATGGTGACCAAACAATGGGTGGCTGTACATCGCAAGCATCATAGGTTCAGCGACGTCGACGGTGATCCACACAGTCCACACGTATACGGAATTCAACGTGTATTTTTTAAAGGAGCACTACTTTATAATGACGCCGCAAAAGATAAAACTATGGTTGATACATACGGTCGTGGTACTCCTTCTGATTGGATGGAGCACAACATATACACTGCTCACAGTAGACTTGGCATTGGCATTCTCTTTGTGTTCAACACCCTAGTATTTGGTTGGTGGGGGCCAGTGGTGTGGATAATTCAAATGATATGGATACCACTGTGGGCTGCAGGAGTTATCAATGGCGTGGGACATTGGCTGGGATACCGCAACGGTACTGCCAAAGATCATAGCCGCAACATTAGTCCTTGGGGTATTTTAATTGGCGGAGAAGAACTGCACAACAATCATCATCTGGATCCTGCTAATCCTAAACTAAGCCGTCGATGGTTTGAATTTGATATAGGCTGGATGTGGTTGAGCGTGTTTAGATTCTTACGTATGGCCAAACTTCGCACCTAGTGTCCTAGTGTAAGTGGTGTCATAAAACCTTAATTTTGGCCATCATAAATACTCAGTGACACCATCAACTATAGCTCTTTTTGTACACGATCCAAAATGTTCCGTACAGTCCAGTAACGGCATTATGCGAGCTTTGGGCAGTCGCTATAACTTTAAATTGTTTTCCAAAAGTCCCGTAGAAGATAATTTCTTTGACAACGTGGACATAGTCTGCTTTCCTGGCGGGTTTGGGGACAGTGACGGTTTTGACACGCTGCTGAAACATAACCAAGATCAGATAGTTGATTTTGTCCGCAATGGCGGCAAGTACCTGGGCATTTGTATGGGAGCCTATTGGGCCGGCCACTATTACTTTGATCTACTGGACAATGTCCGAGCTTATCAATATATTAAAAGACCCAACACAGACACTCGCAGACCCCACGCAAAAAACTTGTCAGTCACTTGGCAGGGCAAAGATACACAAATGTTTTTCTACGATGGATGTGCGCTAGTGGGCACAGGCCCGCACAAGACCATAGCCACCTATGCCAATGGTGATGCTATGGCCATAATACAAAACAACATAGGTCTAATTGGTTGTCATCCCGAGGCAGATGAATTTTGGTACGACAGTTACAGTTGGATGCAGGGACACTGGCAGTCGCATCATCGCCTGCTGTTAGATTTTGTCAATCAGCTAGACGAGTCTTGACCCACATACCCAGCAGGGTTCCAAAAAATGCACCCAGCAGTGCCGGAATTAGGGCCCAGTGATCTGTGGTATAGTTTATAACTGCCACACTGGCAGTAAAAGTTACAACCGTGCTCCACCAGGCCGCAGCAACGGGACGATTGTGTTGTATGGATTTTACAAAATAGATGTAGATCAAGTCAGTAAAAAATACAGCCAAAAAGGTCACTAGGTATTCCCAATTCATTTTGATTTTTCTTCAGCTTGGCGTTCAGCACGACTGGGAGGATCTGGAGGGAAATAAGGAACTATCACATAATGATTGGCACTCCACCAACCAATGGCACTTAGAAATCCAATTACGATATATTCAGCAATCATATGAATATTTAATAAAAATAGGACCCGAAGGTCCTATTACTGGTTACGAGTTCCAGCGCCACTCTATCGTTGTGGTCGGTTAAGAATATTTATATTGGTATATATTACACTAGTATTACAAATGAATCTGGCGGTATCGAGCCATAGCTCTCGCTCTGGCCACTGCCAGTCTTACAGTAATGTAATCGCTCAATGGTTCGTCAGGATCAACGGGCACATTGACTATACTGGGTCGACGATAGGGCACTTGCAGATCCACCTCGTCTGGACCCGGCAAGTCATCATTTTCGGGATCAGTTAAATCATTGGCTTCGATGAATTTCCGTTGTGTCTTTTTTGCGGCACGAACAGCTACGCTTTTCGTCTGCATTTGACTCATTGATACGGAATGTCTGGGGTAGTCCTGGACCTGTGCCACTGTATTCGTTTTTGCCTGGCTTAGGCTCAAAACGGCTGAAAGTGTAAGGGCTGTGACTGCAAGTTTCATCATAGTAGTTTCGATTAAAGTCTAACATAGTAGTTGTCTAGCATCTAATTGCTATATATATACAACGCCTTAGCCAGCTGAACAGTTTACACACGACGAAACAAATATATGCCTTCGCTCTTATAGGCCTTTTCCAATTTGTTATTGCCCACACCGGGACGCACATTCAGCACCATATCGATTTGCTGTGTGTATTCAAATCCTACTCGTTCACTTAAAGCCTTCCAGCGATCCACTATCTCAAAAGTTTCTTTGCCATTACGATAGTCGGCAATGTTAACAGCATACACGGCATCCCGGGCCAGACCCCGGTGTATCATTTCCAGCGTGGGTGCCACATAGCCTTCAAACCATAGGTCTAGTCCCGGATAACGATTCATACATTGGGTGGACTCGTTGGTGTAGGTCTCAAGATTAAAGTAAGGTGGGCTGCTGAATGCCGCATCATAGTGGCCTGGCTCGGGTTCAAACTCTTCACTGGGCATACAGTTCATACTGGCGCCACGACCCTGACCTTGTTCTTCAAGTAAGGCGCCCAGAGCCTCCAGTCCCTGAAATGTTCTTGTGTTGGGATCAATACCTGTATAATGGTAATTGAATCTACTGGTCAAGGCTCCCAACATACGACCACCATAGCCACTACTAAAGTCTAACACATTGCCCATAAAGGTGGGACAAATATATTCCCATATGGCTCTGGCATTCATAGGCTTAAAGTTTTGTATGGTGCCCCCATTGACCAATTCCAAGGCACGACGTAGGTTCTTGGGCAGTACAGTATCTTCACCTTCGTCCCTGTGTACATAACACAATTTGATTGCACGTTTGAGTTTGTTATCGTGCAGAAAGCGAGCACGGATACTGACAGTGTCGTTGTCGTTCCATTTAGCATCTTGCATATTGGGAAACCAAAAACGACCAAATGCTAGACCTTCATTGTTGCCCACATTTAATTTTCTGTTGTTTACAGATTTATGTTTGTGTGCCAGACTGCGTATCTGTTCTCTACATCCATCTAGGTTGTAGTAGGTAATTGGCACTATATTGACCTGACGATAAAGATCAAACACTTGCTGTTGGATCGCTTCCTTACCAACTGCGTCGGCCCGGTCCCAGGCCTGTTTACTGTAGGCTGTTCGAAATAAATGTTCCACGTGTTCGTACCCTGTACATACCGGTGCTGTGGGTGTATATCCCCATTCTTGGCACAACTGTTGGTAGTATTGATCGATCATTGAGCTTTGTATTATAAAGAAAAAAGGTTGCCTGAGCAACCTTTCTGGTGGTTTCTGTTACGAGGTATTTCCTACCCTAGGCTGCGTTTAGGCTGCCAATGCGAACTGTGAGTCGTTTGCGTTTACTTTTGTGCTTGATTTACGGTCATCGCCTACCGAGCGCCATTATCCCTACTCTTGACCCAATCGATCCTGTGTCAGGCCCATTATAAAGTACATTCACGTTTCTGATGTCTCTGTTGGCTATATGCCAACCGAATATACTTTATGGTGGACCTGGGCGGCACTGCCCCGCCGTCTTGAATCTGTTTCTTGATAACAGTTTACGCTGTTAAAATCTAACCAACACTTCTTGGTATACACCATTCACCAGCATAATTTGCTTGTGATAAGCAATACCATTCAAATAAACAACATCTTGTGGTTGTTGTACAACTACCGGAGGTTGCTGAACAATTATAGGTGGGTTAGGTGGAACGGGTTGTCCATTTACTATAACACCACCAGGTTGTCCATTTACTATAACAGTGGGTTGTTGACTACGAGCGATCTCATAACCAATCACTCCGCCTATGATGGTTGGTGCTACCCAATTGCCATATCCCCAACCACCACCATATCCACCGTGAAAGTGGCGATGTTGGGCACTTGCAGAAACTGCTACCAAACTTAAAATTAATGCGGAAAGTATCTTAGACATTGAGGTCTCCTGTGTACTTATTTAACGCCTGACCACTGAAATTAGTTGACAAAAAAGCCCCTTTCGGGGCTTACGGCACACTTGCAGTAATTACTCTGCAACTGCTTCTGTAGCCTTAGCACGAGCTTTGATAGCATCAATGCTTGGCTTGGCTGTTTTGGCCTTGGTAACTTTGACAGTCTCGACTGCATTGTACTTGGCATCTGCGGCATCAATTGCAGCAGTAAAACGTGCATCTGTGTACAGATCAGTGGTCTTCAAATAAGTAACCACGGCAGGCTTGTCCATAGCCTGGGGTAGGTCGCGCAACTCAACATCAGTGTGACCGTTCTTGTCGAGAACTTTAACACGAGTCATATCGTTGGCAAAACGAACTTTGGCCTCACCATTCAAAATAGAAACACCAGCAACTTTAAACATAAAAACTCCTAGAAAAACAAGTTAGTTGAAAAATGTTAGCACTCAATCGCTAACATATTCAAATTATAGCTGAATTCGAAATTGATGTCAACTATTTTTTGAATTTGGTTTACCAAAATTAATTGGCCAATTCTTTGCTTTGGCTTTTGACCGCCGTCACACCGTTGTCCAAAATTCGAGCAATGCCCGAAAATCCCACAGTGGCCACAACCAAACCCGTAACAAAACCGATTAATATTTTGCCCATTACACAGTCTCCTCAACCTTGGTCAACACTTGAGCCAAGGGTACCAGCTTGCATCCAAGTTGGGCATCATCTTTATAGGTAGTGCCCACGTACCACACACCGTCTTGCATAATGTAGTAAAACTCGGCGCCACAACCATCAGCACGAGCGAAGAACTCTTCAAAACTGTGGTCAATCTTAAACTCTGTGTCTGTATCGCCACGGTCACGACCGTAAAAGGTAGTGATTTGAGAACGAGCTTCTGACTCCGCTTGGTACTCAGGCGTACCGTAAGGGGCTTGCATATTGAAATCGTGCTTTTCGCCAATGTTAGGACCCAGTGAGCTGATGTCACCCAGGGCTACCAAATTGGCAGCTTTTGAGCTGTCATAGTGTTCTTGCAAAATAGCGCCATTGTGTTCCAAATAGCCATCCCAGTGGCAATAAACACTACGGCAATTGTCACCAAACATAATACCAATTCGACTACGTGTACCCATTACAGACTCCTAGTGTTAAACAATACGTATATTATACAACCAAAATCAATTAATGTCAATCCAAACGACTGCCAGCATAGGCTGTGAAACCGTATTTTTGAAACACTTTGGCGGCCGCTTCTGCACCCACTGCCAAGGTGTCCACGTTCTGAACGTAGAGCCCGCTGGGATTCCAAATTGAGAACGCCTTGGTGTAGTCCTGCTTGACGCCTACTTTCTTCAAGAGCTTGCCCAATTTGGTATTGCCCTTGACACCGTGAATGTTGACCCAAGCAAAGCCACAGGCATACTGATCCACACCGTTCAAGTTGGTATGGAAGAAACGCTTGGCCGCTATGTTGGCCGCGCATTTGGCTTCTGCCACGATATGCTGTACCTGCTCCAGTGTAGTGATATTTGCTGTAGTCATAAGTTACGCTCCTTTGTTGCTTACTATGTCATTATTATAACAGTAATTCGAATTTTGAGCAATAATACCCGCCCAAAAAGAGCGGGTATTACAAGTAGTACTTAGGTATTACTTTTTCCGGGCTTGTAATCTTCGTTAATCACCGTTTTGATAGCGTGGCAAACTACGCAAATGCCGTTGACGTTTTCCTCTGTATCTTCGCCCCCGTCTGCCGCACGGATTTGATGATCGCCGTGCATCAAAGTTCTTGCCACTCTACGTTTGGTCATTTCATCAGTTATGTGAGCCAGTCTTGGATCTGCTAACGAATCATATCCACATTCGGCACATACGTATGACCTGTGGAATGTATGGGGGCGGTCAGTCCTCCCCATACCGCCGTACTCAATTTGATTGCGTTGATGGTACCTGCAAAGTGTGCTTTCACCGGGACCTTTCATATTGGTCAAAGGCTTGCCACAGCCTGGGATGGAGCAGGTGTGACCCAACTCCTTCCTAATCTGGGCAAGACTCTTTGGTTTGTCGAAAGTAAACAGTCGCATTTTAGTACAGGTCTTCGCGAGCAGGAGTAAATTCACTGCTGGTGTTGCTATTCAATTTAGCAAAGCCCTTGAGATCTTTCTTAACTTGCTCGGCAAGGAAAGGATAACCGTGTAAAGGTTCTTTGTTACAACGAGCAACTCCGTAGCCCACGTGAGCATCGTGCCAGTTACGATAAGCATTACCCACGTGTGCCCAGAATCGACTTGAAGGGCCAAAGTCTGCACCCCACTTGGTCTTGGCAAGATTGGCCACGTCAAACACCTGTTCAGGAGTCAATTTAAGTTTAGCAAGACGGCAACGTTCAAAGAAGTAGGCCATCATCACCATTTCCTTTTCCTCTACTGCGCGATGCTGTGCGCCAACTGCTACCAAATAATCGCACAACCATTCAAGTGACTCTGTGTCCATCTTGTTGAATTCTTGCATACGACTAATTGCGCCAGGCATATGATCGTCACCAAATTTTTTGCTAGTAAGAAACAGACCGCGACTTTCCACAATTTGTTGCTTTTCTTCCATTAGTCGCCACAAAGGATGATTGCTACCGTCCACACGTACACCGTAAATCATTTGCTCGATCTTATCAAACAAGTCCAGCATCTTTTTGCCTTCTTCGCTGTTAAGGTCAATGAAACAACCTCGCATCTCTGCCTTTTGATTGCTGGCGTATACACACACAGGGATTTCAAAATTCTCTGGATCCTCGCCAAAGATTTGTGTGCAGATTAGCCAAAGTAATACTAAAGTATGCTGCCCGTCCCACGCAAGATAAATGTCGCTGTCGGGGTCTGGCATATAGGTATGCACAGGTATGACCTTTGTTGCAACAAATACATTCAGCAAAGTTAACACCCAAGCAATGTTGAGTTGGCGTTGCATTGAGTCGTCGATGTGAACTTGACTCATTTTAACAGTCCAGGCCTTGGCCAATTTCTTTTTAAGATCCTTGGTGCCTTTGATATCAGGATTGCGTAAACGGAATTCGTTGATTGCCGCCGCAAGTCCTGCATCTACTGCTTGTTGTTGGATTCGGGGAAGTGCGTTGTAAGTCTCGTCCCATCGTTGTTTGACAGTTCGAATTTGACTTGCTGAGATTGAGAAACGGCCGTTCTTTTGAGCCGCATAAGTTTGAGTCGTAGATTGACCAGACCCGTTAATGAAATTTAACATTTTGGTAACTCCAGTTTTGTTTAAGTTTCGTGCAACGGTTGCACAGTGACTAATTATACTGGTTTTTTAATAAATGTCAACGGGTCAGTGCGTCTAATTGCTTTTTTTCCGCTTCGGGAATCGGGGCGGTGGTTTGTGTGGGCATAGCCACGGCGTGACAGGTGCGGATCACCTGTGTATTAGGGCCGTTCCACGGGATTGATATGACACGCCCTGTCACAGGATCCACAGCACCCATACGTGGCACATTTACAACACGGTTTTCACAAACGGTGGCAACCTGTGCGTGAGCTACACTTGTAAACAAAAGTATTAAGGCCAGAGCTTTGGTCATAGTACTAGTATAGCACCAAAATCATTTTTTGTCAATAGTTTTTGCAGGCCGCCAATGAAACACAGTCATACCCATACTGGGGTATTCTTCGTGGGTCCACTTTGGTCCTAGTATATTTTGGATCACCGGAACAAAGTATTTACGGTATAAACTGGTACGATTATCCTGTTTGCTAGTGAATGATATGGCTGGCGGGCGAGCTTTGGCAATATATTCGGGCAATTGTTGTTTAATGATATTAAGAACTGTACTCAAGATTTTCACAGTCGACTTGCTGGCACTAGTGGGTCGATCAGTCGCATCATAATTTCCATTTACGGTAAATGTAATATGAAGTGTGTCATTAAATTCACTGCGGTCAAAAAACACATCTACCCAATGATTGTCCACGGTTGCGTGAAACAGACTGCGCTTTCTTCTACGATTGGGTTTATAGTCAGCGGGTGCGTTGCCTAATTCTATTAAAAATTCCTCTGCCCTCATCGCATCACCGGATAAACTTCGAAACCTTCACCACTTACGCCCATTCCGTTGTCCCGTAACCACGCGGCGGCTACTCTGTTGGCATCTGCTTGGTTGTTGCCCACACCACTAAAACGATAGACTTCATCACCGTTGACCAAGACCTTCCACTCACCATTAAATTGAGTGCCGTAGTTGATGGTGCGGCCATCGGTTCTGGCCTGACCTGTGGCGCCGTATACATTGTCCGTGGCCGCTGGCGCGACAGGTCGTCCATCATCATCGACCAGACTATATTGACGATTTGGGTGGCTATCTTGATATTCTTGGAATTGCTGCAGAGCAGCTTGATCGCTTGTTGCGAGGAATCCTGCCGAAGTTTCTTGATTTTGGTTTAGGATTCTATACTGTCTGTGTACAGGCTGATTGGCTGTTGTGGCCCTAGACTGATTGGTTACAGCAGGTCCACGACGAACACCAAAATTTTCAGGGTCGCTTTGGCCGGCACCGTGCTGACGATAGTCGTCTAATCTTATTCTTGCTTCGTCATCATTGCGAGCAGGGAATGTATCTATAACTTGACCAGTAGTTCTATTGTAGAGTTCGTAATCAACACGGGCGTCAACAGCCTGTGGAGTTCTGGTATCAATACGGCGGCCACCAATGCCCACGTGTATGGGGCCTCCTTGCCTGTTGGCCAGTTGTTGTGCGGCTTCAATCGCCTCTCCTTGTGTGTCATAGTAGTCAAGACGACGGCCGCTGTCATCATATACCAAATAGCCCTCTGAGCCCACAGTTCTTACACCGTACATATCGTGTCGTCCATCAGCAATCAGTCTTGCAGCATAAGCCTGTGCTGAGCCACGATCAGTAATAGGTTGCTGATTCTGAGCAATATTCATTACGCTATTGCCAGTAGCCCTGTTATAGATTTCCCAAGGTCCAGGACCTGAAGGTCGGAGGCTGTTAGAAAGATTGGCATTGTCCTCATATGATCTCACTGCTTCTGCGTCCATTCGAGCTAGAGTATTAACCAAGAGTGGTTCTCCCCACTCTTTGGCGGCTTTCTGTTTGGCTTCTTCTTCACTGGAGGCAACTACTTCCACTGTGGCACTATATCGGCCAGCTCCTCGACCGTCTTTGTAAACCTTCCACCACATCTTTTGATCCCCGGTTCCGCCACGTTTGATTTTACGTTGTAGTTGTGCTTGTTTGACAAAACTGCGTAGTGCGGCCTGTGGAATCTTACCTGCCACATAGTCAACAAAGTATTTTACAGTATTGGTTTCGTCGGTATCTTTTTGAGTCAGCAACTTATAAAGTTTAGTGTGATATTCTTTTTTATATTTTTCAGGATCACAGGCCGCATCCAGTGCCACTACAAAACGCAACAGGGTATTTTTAATTTTATTGGGATCGGCTGCATAGTCTCCCAACCAATCTCCACCTGGGCTACGAAATTCAATATATTTGTCTTTGGTGTTGATACTGGTATACTTGCTGGTTATGCCACTGTGTATGACCTTACTGGCTATACCTTCTAGACCATTTTTCAATGCGTCCAATAATTTTTCAGCTGCATCAGGTTGACTGCGTATACGTTTTTCAATATCCGTTAGAGCACTTTTGGCAAAACTGTTGCCCATACGACCAAACTGTTCTAGCACATACTTGTCACCCATCAATACTGCCAGTTTAACATAGTCCAGCTTGTTTAACTCAAAGCCAGGTACACTGACATTAATGTGTAGACCTGTAGATTCATTTGTATAGCAACCATTGCTGGCAGCCCATTTGGCCACCTTGTCTAGGTCGCTCAACATATCTGGGATAGACAAGGCAGGACTGACAAATTCCAGTCCTTTATCAGCACTGCTGTCCTCTGCATCTAAACTGCCATCAGGTTCTACCACATAAAAGTCTGTGCCAGTTCCGGGTCTTTTTTGGCCCGATTGATGATAGTTACTGTAGGCACGAGCCGGCCGACCAATGGCGGCAGAAAATTGATCAGCAACTTCCTCAATATCTGCTTCACCTTCGTCGCTTGGCTCTGTATAGTAGGGCCAGGTGATGCTGTAGTTACCTTCTATGTCCCTCATACTGTCTAGATCTGCATCTTCTAACCAGTCACTTTCGTCCCAATCTTCTCGATGATCTTCACGGAACTCTTCATAGGCTTCTTGATATGCTGTACTGCCTGGGTCAGCGTGTACGTTGGAGGTATATTCTTCCAAGGCTTCATTGCGGTCATCGCCATCTAGGTCATCAGGATTCCATTCTGATTCATCTACGTTGTTTTTGACCCATTCAAGAATATAGTCTTCTCCGTCACTTTCCCACTCTTTGTTAATCTTTTCTTCTACCCATTCGTAGTAGTCTTCTGTCATCTTGTCACGCAAGCGGTCAGCATCAGCGCGACTGTTATATTCACGGTCATAGAAAAATTCATAGGCATCTTGTATGCTACGACAACGTTGATCCTGATCATAGTCAGGCTCACTTTCGTAGTAATCATCGCCACCACCTGCAATATTGGGCACGTACATTTCAAATTCCATACCCGCCCGGGCATCGATATCCCCAGCCAACCTGGACAAATTACTGGGACTCATATTGACTTCGAACAGGTCTTGATCTTCTGAGATTAATTTTTTAACTTCTTTAAAACGCATAGGTATGATAGTGTCTAGATACTATATTTAGCAGGTCACAAAAAAGGGCATCCGAAGATGCCCCAAGTGGTCATAAGACTATGCTTCTTATATTAATCGTCTGCCTTGCCGCATCGAGCACGTTTGGCATTGGTCAAAGCACCAAAGTTAACGGGCCATTCTGCACCAGGGGACAGTTCTCGAGCATTTGCTGGAAACTTATATTGAACTCCGGCCTGTTGTTGAATTTGTGCCAAAGGAGCGCGAAACTTAGTTAAATCGTTACCCAAGTTAACATAGGGTTTTGTGTGGGGGAATGCCCAACCAGCAACTTCGTGTGTGGCGTTGTTGATAACGATTTTGTAGAATCCGTGCGGAACAATGACTCCATTACCAATAGTGGGATCGCCTGCACCATAGAATGCACCAACGTAGATTGTAAATGGTTGATTTAGTTGCACTGCCCATCCGCGTACACTTGTTTCCAATAGTTTCCAAATACCACGATTTAGGCTACCGTGTTGTGGATACATATTGGTCATTAGGAATGATTCGTACTCTACCTGTGCTGTCCAACTTAGATCGCCGTCCGGAGCAGCGTGTCCCTTGTCGTAGCCTGTACCAGCGTAGTCATCTGGACGAGCACCTGTGCCATTTAAACTGGCATCAGCCACAAAAGCATTTGTTCTGGGAAAGCACCCTAGTGCGTTTTTTGGTAGTAGTGTGTAGGCCACATAGGCAGGAATCTTAACAGGAGCGTCATATGCTACCAAATATGCTTCCCGGCAAATAGGAGTAGAAGGTCTTGCTGTTTGTGCAAAACCATAAGGACTATGCGGCTGGCAGGCCTGTGGTGGCAGTGGGGCACGTTGGTCCCAAGCAAAAGAATTAGCGGATAAGAACAAGGCAAGAACTGCCAATAATTTTTTCATTGAAATACACCTTAAAGATAATATAGTGTATTTAGCGCGGTTATTACTTTATGGCACCAGCAACCAGCCTTGGCCGGAGATTCTATGATACCAGCAGTAAAAAGGTTCATCGATAGTCAATACACCATTGCTGGTCAGGTGTGTATATTTAGGCAGTATTTCTATTTCGTCAATTGTTACTGTATTTTTAGCATCAAACACCAACAGGTCGTGCAGACCCCGGGTAAACGTTTGATCGTCTACCCTAACAGTCAATTGGGGATCAGTAGCCTGCAGATCTGAAAGCGTTTTCATATTCGGGCAAATAATCTAGTACAGAATTTTTCCTGCTGGATTCCATTAATTTTAAGTAGTCGACCAGATCCGGAAGCAAGTGGCTGAGATCCGGTTCTTGTTCTAAATAGGCAATATAACTAGCTGCATCTTGTAATATCTGTTGACGGCTATAATTAGAATTACGGTGATTTACAATTTGTTCTGTCACCGTAATCTGATGTCCCTGCAACCAGGTTTTTAATTGTTCAATAACCTGTTCACGTAACTCTACTGGCAATACAGCAGGCTTCATATATTCGGGATGGCTGATAAAGTTACAACTTTCAATGGCAATATTATATCTATAAGCATAGTCATAAACTGTGTGCAAATGCAGTATAGACAGTACATTAGGAGTAACTCTCAATTGCAAAAGCCATTTGTTTTGCTGGCCTATCCTAATCCAACGCTCAAGTGTTTTTTGAACCGCGCCAATCTCACTGGGCCAACGTATATAATCGTTTGCAGGATCAAAACACTCTATGCTCATACCCAAATTCACACCGCCAAACTTTGTTAATAAATCTACAACTTCCTCGTCCCATACAGTCAGTCCTGTAGTAAATCCTATGGTAATATGTGCTGCAATACCTTGTTCTACTAAAATTCTAAGAATAACTTTAAATGCTGGTGTTATTATTGTTTCACCACCAATAAAATGAATGTACTTGGTTTTGGGGCTTGATTTAAGTGCCTGTATAAACTTGTCCAATAATACAGGATCTTCACACCAACTGACTTTAGGAATTTTTTCTATTATTTTTAAACGATGCCATTCGGCAGCAAGTCTGGAACTGTACAAGGGGTGGCAAAATAAACAGGCACTGTTACAGTAATTACCAAGATCAATTTGCCAATCTTGTACTCCAATATCAGCTGACGGATCAAGAAATGTATCAAACCAAGGACTGCTCAGTAGACTCTTATCAAAATACTCTAAACGAACTCCGGTCTTCAATAGTTGTTTTTGCCTGCCACTGATCTTGCCGTACTTTTCCATTTTATAGCAGTCGCTACATCCTGCTGTTGCACGGCCCGATGTCATAGCAGTTCTAATTTCTGCCATTTCATTTTTAAAATAGTCCAGCGGGTCAATATTTCTAATATTGACTGGTGCGGGTCTACTGTCACGCTCTAACCATCTACAATATTCATATTCCCCGACGTTGTTAATACGCATATGGAACCAAGGGCTGGGGCAAAAATATTGTTTAAGGCTCATCGTTTGCGTACAATCTCATCTGCCAGTCCATAAGTCACTGCTTCTTCTGCACTCATAAAATAATCACGTTCCATATCTGTACTTAGTTCGTCGAATGTTTTACCAGCCGAATTATGGTCCACGTAGATCTGTGTTAAGGTCTGTTTCATTTTAAGAATTTCTCTCACTTGAATTTCCATATCTGTAGCCTGGCCACCGGCGCCGCCGCTGGGTTGATGGATCATATGACGGGCATTGGGTAATATGAGCCTTTTACCTTTGGCTCCTGCGGTGGCAAGTAAACTGCCCATACTACAGGCCTGGCCCATAACAATGGTGCTGACATCAGGCTTGATAAACTGCATTGTGTCGTAAATGGCCATACCAGCAGTAACAACTCCGCCTGGACTATTGATATAGAATAAAATATCAGCGTCGGGGTTTTCACTTTCTAAAAATAGCATCTGTGCTACTACAAGACTGGCTGAATGTTCATTGACATCAGTGTCCAACATTACAATGCGGTCTTTGAGCAAACGACTATAAATGTCGTAAGCACGTTCGCCGTTGCTGGTTTTTTCTAGTACGGTTGGTACAAAGTTTGGCATAATTTCTCCTATGTTACATTATACAGGAGAAAGTGACTCAGGTCAACACTTGTGAAAATCCTGATGTTTGAACCAACGCCGTTGTCCAAAAGATATTTTCAAGTTTAGATCGTAATATTCAAAACGTTCACGCCACATATAAAAACTGGGACCGTGAGCGCCTGACTTTTCATACATAGGCCGGCCATAGTGTCCAAAGTGTTCCCAACGATAAATGTCCCACTGATATTGATGCACCATTTCGTGCGCCATAGTGTTCATAAACCACTGGGGACAAAACCATTTGTCCATCAAGTTAATGCGACACCAAGTGCCGTTTTTCTTTTCTTTCAGCCAATTGCAGTAGCCCCAGGCCTTGCGAAGTGTGCCCTGTGTAATTTCTGGCTGCTTCAAGGCGCTGTCAAATATGTATCGGTTAATTATGTTGTAGGCGTAGGTAACGTCTGCGTCACTGGGCCTAAAGCTCTTACGTCTCTGACTCGTTATGCTGGGCAACGGTTCAGCCATTATTGCTCGTATTGGGTTGGATCTGGCCACAAAAAAGCCCTCGCTGTGGTATTTAACTACCACGCAAGGGCTTATAAACTTAGCAGTTATTAGTTAGATTGAATTACTGTTTTACCCACTACCAGCTCAGATCCAGACTTGAGAGCGTCGGCAGATGCCTTGTTGATGGCGCGAAGACGTGCTTCATCTGCTGTTTTGAACTCAGTGTAGTCTGTGTCCGATTTGCTCTGTGGACCAGCTGACGCTGGGGGTGCTGTTTCAGTGCGTGGACCGATTTCCTGTTTTATTTTGGCATCAGCACGTTCGGCTGTGTCACGCTCTCGCTCGTTGACTCGTTCCAAGTCCTGCTGTGAACGGGCTGCACGTAGCTCAGTTTCACGCTTTAAACGAGTCTGTTCACGCTCTTTACGCAAAGGATTATTTTCTGCCAAGGGGTAACGAAGCAGTACATAGACCTTATAAGTGCGGCCATCAAACACCGATTGACTGTCCACACGCTGTGCGCCGATAAGTTCGCCATCTGCTGTTTTGTTGACAGTGACTTCTGTGCGCTCACTCATAGCGTCACCTGTGTCTAGCCTAAAACTCTTGGTATTGCTACGCACACGGGCAGTCATCATTTCTACCAATTTGCGTTCAGCCTGTAGGCGTGCCTTGTCGTAGGCCATTTGCTCGTCCACACTGGTAGCGGTGGCCGCACTAAACAACATATATGGAGTATCGTCGGGCAAGCGAACGAACCACGTGGGTGCGGCGCCGGGTTTAACAGGTTCAGCCTGTTTCATAGCATAAGGATGCGGAGCCGGAGCTACCTTTTCATCGGATCCAAACCAGCCAGCATTGGCAGTAAGGGCCACAGAGAGTGCAACAAGTGCAGAAAGATTGCGTTTCATAAAAACCTCATCTAGTTAATGATGTGTATATTATACACGATTGATTAAAATTTGTCAACTACTTGCCAAACATTTGATTGTATTTGACAAGCAATGACCGTAAATTGAGCCACATCTTTAAACCAGCGACAGGTCGTTTGGTTATAAGTCAAGGCCGGCAGTCGAATAGGTAGCAAATGTTCTTCCCTAACAACCTCACCTAACCGAACCTGTCGGAGCTCAATTCCAGGTTCTTCAATCCTCACAGATTTTCTGTAAGTTTCGATATGTCCGTTGGGCATTGCTGTTGTGCGCGATTCGAATCGTTCTTGGAATCGCTCAGGCAATGTCTGCGGATTAAAGCGAGCATCACTGACCCCCACCGGTCCTGAGTAAGTGCCCGGGCAGTAAGTTCGTATGGACCACATTTTGACACGAGCCACATTATTAAGTCTGCGCTGTTCCTGTGGCAACTGTTCAGGTTGCTGCGGGCTACGACCCACACGACTTTCTAACACGGTCATAATGTATTCTTTGTTGGTACAGTCAATCCCGATGTTGGCAATTTGCTCATAATTTAATTGCGCGACGGCAGGATGACTGTTAACTTGGTATACAGTAATTGTGGGTCCAGTGGCAGGTGGTGGAGCGGGAGGCAAGCTGGTACAGGCCATCAACTGACAAAAGAATGAACCAACAAATAGTGGTGTCATTTTACTTGCGAGTTTTGTAGCCCACAAGTGTTTGCTTGATCGCGGACCCTGCGGTCTTGGGATCCACGCTGGCGTTACGAATAACATAGCGTATGGCCTCCTCGGTACTGAGTTGAAGATGAAAAATAGCCGTATTGGCTGCGTTTAGTGCATAGTCGCTCATATCGTTCTCCTCGGTTGAAAAATTATTAATCATTGATTACCAGCTGGAATTATAAAAAACTTTTAGTCCACTGAACAATTCTGTTCGTGCTTTTTTAATAAACTCTAGATCTTGTTCTCGATAATGATCATCTGCCCCATCACCAAAGAAGAATCCCTGGGTAGAAGGCAATTTACCTTTGTTAATATCCTGTTCAAGTTCGTCAATATCTTGCCAATCAAGTTCTAGCTCGATACCATTGAATGTGTGCTGTTCAGGGTCACGGCCTTCTGCTTGCATTTTGTATCGCCACAACTGTTCCATCCAACCGTGTAGGTTAGGGTGCTTACGCCAGTAGGCAATTTCACGTTGTTCTGTTTCCCAGTCTGCCTCTGGCTTGGTGGCAGTATATGCGTACATATCCAAACCCATTTTATTTTCCCAGGGTAAATTGTTTCAACAAGGACTGTGCTTGGGACATATCCTCAACTTGATCAAGCAACTCTGCTTCTTGTTCTAAGATCTCTCGACGAGCAGTACGGATCAATTCCATAGCATACTGCAACTCATCGTCTGCGGCTTGGTCTGCCCAATCATCAAACTCCTGTTGACTGCCATTAATGAAAAAATTCAAGTTATCTCGATCGAAGTCATTCATTGCATATACTCCTTAAACGTAAAAATCTGATTTAAAACCGCAGGCATCGTAAACAATTTCACGAACCATAGTGTCTGTAGCCTCACCATAAGTGGGCTCCTTGGCCAATTGACAAAGTAAACTGTAAGTCTCAGGCCAAGTAAGGCGTTTGATCTTTGCGTTGTCAACGATCTCAGCGATCAGGTCGTTACCCACATCGCTAAACATACCAAAATATTGATCTGTCATTTTCAGTATCCTTTTCTATTACATTGACCAAAAAGTTTCGCTGGCAGGACTGCAACAATTTGGGGTGTTGACATCTTCCAGAAATTCTTGCCCTGTCATTAAGTTTGTACGGGTGACCATCTTGGGTTTGTAATACTTGGTGTCAATAATGCTGAGTTCGGAAACATTGTAACCTGCTTTATTGCACAAACGAGTTCTGGTGGCACGAGCGGCACCAAAAGTTTTATATGCACGAGTACGATTTGGGCCATCTGTAACGATATATCCAGTGCCCTTGGCAACAATATAAAAGCTCATTTCCAACTCCTTTTTAGTTACAATACAAGTATTATACAATAAATGCCATTTTTGGTCAACCAAAAATTAGTAGTACCTAAGTACTACTTTTAGTACTCCAAAACCAAGTTAGAATCAATGCTCAATAACTCGCGAGCACAAGCATACAAGAATGTACTCTTGCGTACCAAGGCCGCACCACGCACTTCACCATCGCAGGTCAAGTTTTCTGGGCTAAGGTCCGACTCTAGCAAGTCAGCAATACGCTGGCGATCGCCAGTAGTTTCCAAAGTGAGTGGTTTATAACCAAAGATTGCATTCCACTCGTTTTTTTGTTTGACATACTGTTCTATAGTGCTGATGTTCATCGCCAACTCCTTTTTAGTTACAATACAAGTATTATACAACCAAAATGAATTTTGAGCAAGTACTACTAAGGTATTACTAAAACGGAGCCGCGTCTACTTGTATAAACAGATCGTGCAGTTCCTGGCGGCTCAGCTGATCCAAATCTACGTCGGCGCTCAAGTTGAATCTAATAGGTTTGTAAAACAAGTAGTCGGAACCAAAACTGGCTCTTATGTTGTGTGCCATTATGTGATGAGCCAACAGTTGATGATGCGTCTTACCTTCCAAGATTTGATTGTAGAATTGTTTGGTGATTTGTGATCTAGCGTCCAGCACTCTAGCAGAAATTAGATCGTGCGTAAATGAATTAGTTCTCAAGTAAACATCAACAATTGATGCGTAGCCGCTGGTATTGATCCAAACTGCATTGCCCATACTACTGTCATCCGCTGTGCTTAATTCAAGATCTTGTAAGGGATAAAAAGGAGTTGGATATGTATCTAAACGAAAATAAATGTCGGGCCTTGTGTCAATGACCTGATCATAGATAAAATCGCCCTGTATTTCTTTTTCTCTTTTAAGTATATTGCCTACTTTGCTCAAGTAGGCCTTGAGATAGTAGGTATGATTTCGAGCAACGCTTTCTGTGGGTATGATTTTAAAGCTGACCAAACGATGTTGTTCATCGAAATATCGTGTAACATCTTGGTCTATGACAGGTCGATATGTGGGATTCCATCTAGACGATGCAATGGTTGTATCCCAAGTTACAAAATAATAATCTATCTGTTCAGCACGACCAGCAAAAGTCTTAAAAAAATATTTGTGGCTGATGTCCCAGGTCCTGTACTCTCCAGCAACGATGACTGCCAGTCTTTTTAACATATATGTTCAATCCTTATATCACATTTTACAAATAAATCCATAAGACTAAATTCGTCAGATCTCGTTGGATGTTGTTCTCTAATTTTATAAACATTTCCAATTAAACTGAATAAGTCCGGGTGACAATAAAAATTACATTCAGACAAGGGATCATTAGAAACGTAAACAGTATCTAATCTGGCATAAGGTAACAGTTTAAAAAAATTATCTGGGTGATCCTTGTCGTTTTGAATAAATCGTACCCAATCATATTTTTCATTATTAAAATAACATATTTGATCTATTCTCAAGGCTGCATAACGTAAACTATCAATTAAAGATTTACCGTTGGCTTCAATGAATATGTTATTGGTTGCAGTAAACTCTGTTATCAAAGTATTATGATAAACACTAATAAATTTAGGTCTAGGTCTGGTTTCTGTGTACTCATAACTAGAACCATTGATTTCATCACTACTTAAACTATTCAAATCAACACCCGCCAGTCCAGGATTGCGTACCACATTGATAAATGCGTAATCCGTAATCTCGATTCTTTTTATATTGTGCGTGACTAACCAGTCAGCGTACCTACTGTGATGATCATATTCGTATTGATCAGCAAATGCCAGTCTGGGTCTGAACATTTCTTCTCGATCAAATTTGGATATTCTGTCGGCAACAATATTGTGTGTGGCACTGTCGGTTCTAATATAACAGTCATCCATAAAAAAGTGTCCGTTTATTGTTTCGATCTTGTGACCCCCGTATTCCAAGGGCCCGCACAAGGGCCAAGCCAAATTTAAATCTTGTCGCAAATACATATCGGGTCTGGTTTCTACCACTTGGTCATAGATAAAATGATTCCTACATTCCTCTTCGCGCTTTAATCGGATACCAATTTTAGACAGATAGGCCATTCTATAGTATGTGTGTTTTTTGGGTATATCGTCGACTATTTGATAATCAACTAACTTTTCATTGACAAAGTATTTGGTAATGTCATCCTCAGTTATAGTAACTGGTTCTTGGTAATATCGTGTGTTGTGTCCTCCGGTTACGGCCCAAGTTATGAAATAATAGTCCACGTGGACTGCTTTGGTTTTAAAAAACTCAAACAGGTATCGGTGCGTGACGGCAAAGGTTCTATATTGCCCCACAAGCATTACGGCTAGTCGATTGATCATTTAAATATTTACCGTAAAAAGAAAGGACCCGAAGGTCCTTATTGTGGAGTAATTTAAAATTACTTCTTGGCAGTTTTGAAAGCTTCGGTGACTTTGTCAAAAGCCTTGAACCAGTCATACTTGGCCGCTTCTTGTGTCATCTTGACTGTTTCGCTGGCAACTGTAGTGGCTGTGTCCAGGCCTACTTTGGCAGCTTTTTTAGTGTAATCAGCTTGGGCATCAATGAACACGATCATTGCGTCTTTTACTTTTTCGTTGGTTACAAATGTGTTAACAAATGTTTTCTTACCTGTTTGGATTAGGTCGATGGTTGCGTCTGGTGTAAACATAATTTCTCCTTAAAAAGCGAGTTTACTATACTGTGGGCCCGCACCGTGCAGCACCCTACTGAGTATTTATTGATTATATGCTCAGCTGGACCAAATAATCAAGTGTTTTCACTAGTGAGCTGTCACTAATTTTAAAGTCATCAACCGCCAAATAAATATACATATGAAAAATTATTTTCGATTAAATCTTACATTTAATCCGTTAAACAATAAATTCCAATTCCCACAAGTAGCTAATTTTAATGATGGTCCCTTAAATCGTTGGCAAATATTTTTACCACAAGCAGAAGAACTGCTGAGTTCTGAATGTTTGGATTTTATTAGATCTTTGGACTTAGAACCTGATAAGTGTCATTTATTTGGCGGTGGACCTGGATATACTGCGCCGATTCATATAGACGGGTACGGAACTGGCCAAGGACCGTTGTGGGCTATTAATTGGATATATGGTGCTGAAAAATCGCAGATGCGCTGGTATAAACCGCTTCAAGCAGGAATATCAAATTTTACACCAGCGAATACACCACAAGTACTTTTCACAGAAGATGAGCTTGAACTAGTTGACTGTTATCAGTTTGATAAAGATAACCAAGGGCCTATTCTAGTTCGAACAGATGTACCACATACTGCAATAAATCAAGATTTGAACAATGCAAGATGGTGTTTAAGCGTTAGAGTCAAAAGAACTCGAATCAATGATTGGTTTTCCGCAGTGAAAACTTTTAAGCCGTATCTAATTCAATAAGGTTAAATAAAGTATCTATCAATTAAGGAGATATCAAAATGGAAGTTTTACTAGTAATCGGTTTTATTGTTATTGTTGGTGGTTTAGCGGTTCGCCTAATCAGCACAGCCAATAACAAAACAACGGTGACAGTGTCAGATCCAACACCTGTAGCAACTGTGCAAGAAATTGCCAATGCCGCAGAAACCGCACCCGCACCTGCACCTGTGGTAGAAGCTGCACCAGCCAAAAAAACAAGAGCCCCGGCAAAAGCCAAGGCTCCTGCTACAGCTAAAAAAGCCGCTGCACCAAAGTCTAAAAAATCAGTTTAAATTAAACCTTTAGATTGAGCTAGTTTGGCCAGTTCAAAGCTGGCCAAATTTTTGGCTTTACTTTCGCACATAATGTCGTGTGTGCGAAGAAATTCTACAGCCCATTCACTCACCGCAGTATTCCAATAACAATCACTGTGAGCCCGTAGTTTTTGTTTTTTGTAACCCTCTACAAGCAATGATGCGTGGCAGGGCATCGTGGTGGTATCGTGACCGATGAGGTAGTCTTCACGAGAGACGGAGTAATGTAAAGTAGGGCGCACACCGCGCCAACTGTCAACCACCTGTTTAACACTATCGCTATTAGCATCAATGTATTCACCTTCTCTGATCCAATGATGATGTACATCGAGGACAGTAGGTACAAGATCACGCAAACTGAGACAATCATTTAATCCCCAACTGTTTTCTTCGTTTTCAATCGTAATACAATTACGTGCTTCTGGACTTAACTGTCCATATACCTTGCGAATACCTTCCGGTCCTCGCTTGCCTGATATATGTACGTTAATTTTAAAATCTTGGAATGTGCGACCATAGCCCATATAGCGGGCCATATCTGCGTGATATTCAAATTCTTCTACGCTACGCTGGACAATGGCATCTGATTCGCTGGCCAGCACCGTAAATTGACCAGGGTGCATACTGAGTCTTACATCTAGCTTTCTTGCACTGTCCCCGACCCGCACAAATTCTTTTTCTAAATAGGCAATGACATCGGGCTTACGCCAGAAATAAGAATAAGTGGGTTCTGTATAGGCCGGAAGCATATCACTGCCCAGACGAATCATACGTAGATGCTGATCCAGTGATCCAATTCGTTCAACCAGTAGGCGACTGGCTTCTATGTTTTGCGCCATCAAATCCCATAACTTTTGCTCAGCAACTTCTTGTGTTTGACGTTTGAGCCAAGTTATGGTGGTGGTGCCAGTTTGATACTTTTTACAGTCATCTTTGGGTTTTATGCCCAGTATTTGATCTGGGCGGTCAATCCATTTGCAGGCAAAACCGATACGTTTAGTAGTCATACGCTAGTATAACACTGAATTGATTATTAGTCAATCAGTTTTCGAAACAGATGCTGATTACGTGCTCGTAATTCTTTTTGATTAAACTCTTGTACATAATGTTTTTATGTACCAAAAAATTGGTTGAGCCAGCATCTGCACTGAATTTGGCCAGTTGTTTGAAGAACAAGGCTCTGCGAGCGTAAGAACCTTTGAATTCAACCAAGGGACCTTGCATTTGGTAAACTGCTGTGTCCCAGGCATTCTTGTCCTTTTGGCTCCAATCGTGAATTTCGGTAAATGCGGTCAATTGGTTGTTGGCCCGAACCATAGCAGGTTGGCTATATTCACGATCTTTGAAATCTTGGTTTTTATAGTCTTTGACTGTGGTCACAACAATACCTTGACTGCTGTGGCACAGGCTTTTAATCAAGGCCAGTTGTTCATCTTCTGATGCGGCAAAAGTCAAGTATTCATCAAAGGCCACTACACAATCAAATTTACGCAGATCTGTATAGCGTTGTACTTTTATGCCCTGCTCTAACAACCATTGAAATACGTTATCGCTGACTTCGGCCACATAAATCTCTTTAACTTGAACTTTTAAGATGGCAGGATTAAAACCCACAAACAAGATGCTGTCGTATCCGGCATTATAGTACTCGCCAATCTTGTCAAGTATTTCGTGTTTTCTGTCGATTATTTCTGTTCGTTTTGTGTGCAGACAAAATGCGTCAAAGATCACATCACTATAATTTACAAATTGTGCCATTTTTTAATTTTTGTTATACCAGCAAGTTATTTATAGTGTTCTCTTAATAAATCTAGAGTCACACAATGGAATCCCCCACCCAGTGTGCGACTGTGTCTCAGTTCCAATGGTACCACAGTCATCGACTGGCTTTCTAATTTTTTAATCAAGTCTCGTTGATTTTTATCTACTATCACTGTGTTGGGATCTAAACTTAGTACATTCAAGGCAATCCATTTGCTAGCATAAGGGTATTGATAAAAACTTTGCGGTACAACGTCGTCTACGTAGATCTTGTCCCACTTTTTAAACAGTTCAGGACAATTATAGTCATTGACCCTGCTGCCATTGAGTAATACTAGACCATCTCGCAATACGCTTATTGTACTATCTATATGTGCATAGGAGTATAGGTTATCGACAAGATGTACACGATATTGTTTACCTAAAATATTTTGTAACCAACGAGCACCAATACGATTGCCTGTGTTGCTGACAAGATAAAGAATGTCATCGTTGTGTCTAAGTATATTGGCGGCATCAAATATAGGTTCAGTTTCCGTTAGTTCAACATTGTCATCCACAATATAGTTTTCGTGTGTGAGTAAACGCGGCCGGGGTGCTGATATCCAACGTGCATCATCAGCAACGGCACTTTGTTTGATTTTCCAATAGGCGTTGCTTTCCATTTGACGACTGCGATAGGTCATTGGTGCTTCAATGACAACATCGTCCACAACTAACAAGACATCACGGGGGCAATAGTTATACATACCATCAGTTTCCCACTCGTGTGTTTTCACTATGTGGGCGTGATCTAGATCTTTGGGGCGATGAACCTTGACGCCAAAATTACGTAGAGCCAAACAAAGATCTTCAAGATCCTCATTGGCTTCATCAACTATGTGCTGTGGGAAAGGTCCGTGGGGCAAGGGTGTTTCTTTCCAGGCTGTTACCTCCTGGTTGTAGTTAAATATTTCATCTAACAGGGGGAAACGAGCACCTGTTGCGTCTCCCACCACACAGGTCTTTAAGGTGTCGTATTCATTACGACTTGAAATTTTCATTTGTATCCGGTAATTTGTAGCGTGTATCTTGGCAATAGGCCAAGATTAGCAGCCATATGTTCAACATCATAACGCCATTCAACAGCGTCACCTGCTCGCCAGCCTGTTATGGCCCGGCCGTCTATTTCAAAATAGTGTCCCGAAGACCAATCTTCTAAAAATACTATAGTACGATAGATCCAGTATTCTTGTCCTTGTAGCTTTAATAGGTCTATATAGCGTGTGTATAGATCCCTGTGTGCCGGCAGTACAGTATTTGTATCCATACGATAGTAACTGGTTCCTATTTCTTTGTAGCCCCTAGCTTCAAATATGCGTATAAAACGCTCATTCCAGCTGGGTTGGGGTCTACGCATATCACACATAGCACCAGTAAAAGGCCCAGTATAGCCCTGAGTGGTCCATAGAGCTAGACTTACTGGGTCATTAAACGGTTCCAGGACGTAGTCTAATTGCTTGTACTCGTCGTCCCAGAACTGATTTATGTGTAGTTTATTGACCTCTAGTGTTGCCATAGTGGATTACTTGTACATTGCCGGTTGGTTGCAATTTACGCCAAGGATCAACAATAACACTGCCAGGTTTGATATCACAGTAGGCCTGTGTATCTGCTTGTTCACCGGTATACTCATATGTGATCTTACGATTGTGTGCCCAGAGGAAAATAGCAGGACCGTCAATTGAATCGACAACCTCATCCTTGTTGTCTGCCAGCGGATCAATGTAGACAACAGGCAAACCTGCTTCTTTAATATAGTGACCAACCAGTGTTGAATAGCTGCCAATACAGTATTCAACATCTGGCTTGTAGGCCTTGCCGTGAATAACGACAGGTAGTCCGGTTGCACGAGATTGTTCCACTAGGAATAGTCCTAGATTCTTGGCCTGAACTTCACGGGCGTGCATAATGGTATCAAACAGATCGTAACCTACTTCGTAGTGTTCAGCTAACCAACGTAAGGCAATATTGTCACGTGGGTGGCAAGCACCTGCATCGCCCATACCTGCTGTCATATACTTGGGTCCTTGCAAGCGCATAGTGCTGCGAGCCAATGCGTTGGTGACCACATCAACGTTAATATTGCCAATCTTCATAGCAAAGTCTTGGATCATATTAACAATACCAACTTTGGCACTGATGTAGGTGTTATAGAAAATCTTAATAGCTTCGCACTCATCCCAAGTGCCGATTTCATAACGTGGATCATTTTGCATCATAGTCTTGTATAGGGCAATTAGTTCGCCGGCAACGCCAGTCATCTCACCGTCTTCGGTACCGATGATGACCATCTCTGGATTGGCCATATCCCACTTGACACTGCCCATAGCAATTAGATAAGGATTATACAAGAACTGATGACGCTGGTCTAGCAAAGTAATAAACTTGCTGCGTGTTGTGCCTGGCAATACGGTACTGATCAATACAACCTTTTTGCTAGTGGTAGCATACTTGTTGACTTTATTAATGGCATCAATGACTGCATCGTGACCAAAGTCTTTGGGAGTCATATGACTTGATGGAACACTACCGTCGTAACCTTCTGCGTGTGGTGTAGGTACTGCAATAAAGATCCACTCTGCATTGACACAGAGCTCTTCGATATCACAAACCTTGACTGAGTCACTGGTTCTGGGGTAAATATCATAACCCCAGACATCGTGTTTTTCGGCCATAACTTCGGCGCAATCAAGACCTAGTTTGCCGATACCAATAAATCCAATTTTTTTCTTTTCTAACATAATGTTTTCCTTAGATAATTTCTATTACGTATTATACAAAAATTTGTTGAAGCCTGTACAGCTTCCCCCGCTCTTTTTTAGTAAATTTGGATCAACAAATAAAGACGACTTAGAATTAGATAACTTTGATAGAAGCATTAATAATAAAAATAAAAGAGACAATTTTCAAAATGATTTATGTTTTTTTTATGATCAAGAACCCTTGATAGTGGAATTACTTGAAAATATTGATCATCATCTTTTCTTACATCAAACTACTTTAAAAGTTTTCGCAAATAGTGAAAAGTCAGAATACAAAAAAATCTATTGTAAAAACAATAATTTTTTAGATTGGTATTATTTCTTTCACGGATTTGCGGCATTAGATTGGTATCGAGATTATAAGTATATCCCCAAAGTTGAAAACAAATTTAGTAAAGTATTTATATCCTTAAACAGACTGGTCGTAAAAGATAGAAGTTACAGACTTAATCTGGTGGCCAATTATATGGAACAAGGCTTGTTAGAATATGGACACGTGAGTTTGGGGTTGATCAACAATGACTGGAAAGAAGAGGTAACATATTCTAATTCTAAGCTCAGCACTCAAGCCAAAGGTAAAATATTAAAATACATAAGTTGTCTAAAAGGTCCGTTAATAGTGGATCAAGAAAACGTCCCTGGATATGCAAGTGCTGGATCAGGGGACAACGAAATGATGTTACAACAAAGTGCTTTGTGGCACGTGGTATCAGAAACTGTATTTTATTATCCTAAACTTCACCTAACAGAAAAAATTTTTAAACCTATTGTACATCGAAGACCTTTTATACTCGTCGCAGCTCCGGGTAATCTTGCTTATCTAAAAAGTTACGGATTTAAAACATTCGACCGGTGGATAGACGAAAGTTACGATACTATTGAAGACAACGATCAGCGTATACAAGCCATTACTCAGGAGCTGGCAAAATTGTGCAAATTAAATCGGGAAGAGCTAGAAACAATGTACCAAGAAATGCAAGAAATATTGGACTATAATTTCAATCATTTCTATGGAGATTTTAATCGAATTATAGTTGACGAGCTAGTAGATAATTTTCGATGGGTTCTTTCACGATGGAATAACGGAAGATTTGATATAGACGGTAGAGGAGTATTGCGTGACTATACACCGACCGATCACATAGACTTTGAAGCTGTCAAGCAACGTCTTCTTGGCTGACTATGCGGTTGACGATTTCGTCATAGAAACTGTCCAACTCACCAGCAAAGCAACCCTTTAGTTGGGGTGCAACATCTTTGCAAAATTCATAGTTACCATTGTAGTATTCAGCAACGAACCTGCTGTGTAAATCCTTTAAGTGGTCCAGGTTGACCAACTCCATAACAGGCACGTTGGACACAACACAAAATGCCTTAATTTCTTTGCCGTCTCTTATAAATGTTTCCAACTCTAAGACAGTATAGTTACTGTTAAGTGCGTCAGCTGCTTCTTGTCCTAATATGATTTGCATACTGTTAAATCCTCTAATGCGTTAACAATTTGAAGTATATCCATACTGTGCTGACTATACCCTTCAGTTACTGTATTCAAGTAACCTTCGCCGGGCACATCCAAATCAAACCCCGGGGGCATAAAATATATCATAGCACGTACATTTTTATTGTTGTACTTGACTGTAACTTCTTTTTTATTATAAAATTCTGGATACCCTTCCAGTTTGTCCAGACTGCGTTCACAATCTTCTGTAATGGTCCACAAAGCACATTCCATAGCGTGGCCCGGTGTGTATTCAGCATCGCAGAATCTTTTAAATACCAATCGATGATCATCCAGTGTAACTTTGCCTAAACTTTCAGCACTGGGGCAACGCCACCGCATTGAGTTCAAGTTGGTGTTCATTCCGTAAGCGAGATAGTGAGTTTTTGTTTTCATAGTTCAGTTAATTTGTGACGGCGGACTGCGTCTTGTACTGCTTGTGCTTGACTGACTGCGTCGGCCAAAGCATTGTGCAATAGTGCTCCGCCTCGGCGACTATCTCCAAGAGCCTTGAGCAGGGTTCTGCTGTCGCGTATGTTGTAGTATAGCCAGGGACAAGGCTTTCCCATTTGTCTATATAAGTTTTCGATAATAACAATATCAAAAACAGGACCTTGTGCCCAAATACGATCAGTGCCCACAAGAAATCGATTTAACTGGTGCGTAAATGTTTCCAGATCCACACGGTCGTGTTCACCCAATGCTTCTTCTCTGATTTCTTCACTTTGTGTACCCCACCATTCAACAGTGCCGGCATCCACGTGACGACCCAAGGCAATCTGCTCATCTACATCAACACGTAGATAAAGACCATCAGTAAGATCTTTACTGTCGTCAAAGGGATCAAACTTAATTGCACCAAAAGTAAGGATAACGCTGTTGGGGCTGGTGGCCAGCGTTTCCAGATCAAGCATTGTGTCCATTTAGGCCTCGGGCTCTAATTTAACTACCAAAGGAAATCCGTTGTTACGGGCCAACATAGTTACTTCTACACCTTTTTGCTCGGCCATTTCAAAAGGATATGTGGCCACCACTGCAGATCCTTCTTCGTGAATTTTCATAGTTATGTCTTCAGCCGCCATATGATCATAGTTAAAAATTATAACCAAGGTTTCCACAACAAACTCTTGTGTAGTGACTTCGTCATTGATGTAGATCACATTATAACGAACCGGTTCAGGAATATCTTCCTTGGGTTTGATTTTGGTAATGGGTTTGGTATCTGTTGCAGTTGTCATATAGTTGAAATTCAAATAGGGGAGAACAATCTCTCCCCTATATTATAACACCAATAGCATTATTTTGCAAATGTTATGGCGATCTTCTTGGCTTTTTGCTCTTCTGGAATAACGTGTTCCAAAGCAATGGCTAAAATACCGTTTTGAACTGTGGCGGCCTTGACTCGAACTTCGGGGTTCAAAGTGAAGGTACGCTCAAAGTTACGAGTACTGATGCCCTTGTGGGTATAAGTGATCTCGGGTTCTTTTTTCTCTTTGGTACCTTTTACAGTTAAAACGTTGTCTTTGAGTTCAACGTCAACTTCGCTTTCAGCAAAGCCTGCCACGGCAACTTCGATCACATAGTGTGTATCGTCCAATTGGGCAATATTATATGGAGGATAGTTGTCGCTTGAACGGCTATTGGCAAACGTTCTGTTCATTTCGTCAAACAGACGGTCAAAGCCAATGGCGTGACGGTGTAAGTTAGGTAAGTCAAGAGTACGGATTTGGAATTGTGTCATTTTATTTCTCCTTTAATAAGCAAGTTATGACATTTGAAATGTAGCCCCACCCGGGCACTACACATTTATTTATTATACTTGAATCAAAAATTAAAGTCAATTGGATTTGGGAGGACTCATTGGCTCCACCAGTCTATAGTCTATGCTACTGGCCCATCTGCTGTATTTTGGATTCCAGGTCAATCCAAAAAATGTATAAATTTCTGGATCTTCAAAAAATACTCTCAGTGTGTATTTTACCAATTTTTCTTTGTAATCAATGTGGTACTTTTCGGACCAAGCAGTTAGATCACGTCTCACATAATAAAGTGCATTGGCTGCGGATTGACCGCCTGCTCCAAGTGGCAAACGGAATTCTAAATACATTAGTACAATTTTTTGGGCAACTGCTGTGCCGCTAGTTTCTTATTCCAGCGATTCTTGGCTGCGCTGGCGGCCCGTTTACGGCCGGTGGTGGGCTTTTCATAAAATTCACGATCCCGCAACTCTTGCAACTTACCGCTGTCGGCCACTTTCTTTTTAAATTTACGCAAAGCCTTTTCCACTTGGTCGTCTTTGACGTAGACTTTACTGCCAGGTGCTATGGGCTTGTTTGCACGATCAAAACTCATCGTCCAATTTCCTTAACCAGCTGACAAAGTCCCCGTCCCGAACGTGGCGGCAGTCAATGACCTTGTTGACCATACCCCTTAGTCCTTCAAACCATTGTGGATCATTCATCGAGTCGTTGTACAAATAAATGTCATAGGGTTTGTCACTGAGTTGAAGCAAAATTGCCTTGGTTTCTTCTTCCGTCCACCTACAGTTTCTAATCAATACTTTGGGTATCGAAGGATCTAGATCCATATCGGGCGGTGTGATAAATCTTGGCATAATGTCCTTAAAGTTTGGCAGTAATCATAAGGTGCCAGCCAAGGGCACGTTCCATAATTTTAAATAGTTCAGGCGGCATTGCCTCAAACCACGGCTGCTTTACATATTCGTATTTAACATAGTGTTCAATATTCCAGGGAAAAATAAAGTCCTGATCCACTGAGATATCCTTAAATCCTGCGTGTCTAAACAAGGTATGCGCTTCATCTTTAGTGTAAGTTACCGCCTGGGGACAATTATCCTGTGCTTCAGGCTGATCCCACCCTGCATCAATCAATATATTTTTCCAGCTGTTTTTGGCGTAAAGCATACACTTGACTTGCCCGTCTGGATTAAGCATTCGGGGCAAATTGGCCACTACACGTTCAGGACGAGGTGCGTGATGGATCACACCAAAACTGTAGATTAAATCAAACTTTTCGTGCGGATCAAATACAAGATTCAATTCTTCGGCGTTGCATTCAATGAAGTCGCCTGTTAATCCAAACACTTCAAAACGTTGTCGTGCCAGTTTAATACTTTCACCGCTTAGATCCACGCCCGTATATCGGGCACCCGCACGGGCAAAATTGGTAGCATCTGTACCTATGCCACAACCAATTTCTAAAACTCGTTTACCTGCCCAGCGATCAAACTGGGGAAAGGTATAATTGTGCGGTTCGTTGGCATAGCGTCGTGCTTCTACTTCATCAAAGTATTCTTGAGTGCCTATGGGGCTAGTACTGTGTTTGATATTACAGGGACGATTATTCCAATATTGTCTTACTTGTTCGATGGTTACCATTTGTATTGTTTACTTTCAATTGATTCTACAAAAAATTTATCTACCACATAACCTGCAGGATCAAACTCTCGTTCTATGATGGCCTGATCGTAACGTCCAGGATATCGGTGATGGTTATTATGATAGACTTCTGCTGTATTTAACACTAGCAAAATAGGGTTATTATGACTGCCGTCGCTGGTGGCAAAGTTTCTATAACTAAAAGGCAGTCGAACGTGTACAAACCAGCGACTGAAAAAACTGTTCATTAGTATTTCCCACACCACTGGCATCATTACAAAGAATAGGGCAAATTGCCAATCAATGATCAAACTGACTGTGATCAGTATTGCCCATATGGCCAAGTAATTATCGGTGACAAATCTGGCGTGGGGATCCTGCATCACATCATCCACTGTGGACCAACGTACCCGGCGACTTAAAAACCAACTGGGAGATCTTGTGGTCCATAAAAATATGGTGTGCCAGAATCCATCCACAGGACTGTGCATATCGTGCTGTAAATCACTGTGCTTGTGATGATGTCTGTGTACCAATGCACTGATCGCAGGGTCTGCTTCGCCTATTAGAACACTGACCCAACATAGGAAAATGTGTTTGCGTCGTGTGGTCTTAAAACTTTTATGACTAAAGTATCTGTGTAAACCAATGCCGTTGGCAACCAGTGTTAGTATTCTATAGTATAGATATGAATACAGCAACAGGATCCACTCGTTGGATAGGTAGCAATGTATGATGCCACACACAAAAGCCATCATACAACATATTTTTAATATGAATAGGCCTTTGGTATTGTTCATCTGGTTCTTAGTTGTTGGATCCAATCCTGCAGATCTTGTTGACGTTGTGGGTGGGCGTAGTCTTCGGGATTGGTTGGGTCTTTTCCATCGGCAGCGTAACTTTGTTCTTTAAATGTTTCGTCATTGTTGCCGCCGGTCACGTCTGCACGATCGTGATAGACTTGTACTGGAATGTTACGCAATCTTCCCAGTGGTGCAGTCACATTGTATATCCACCAGTCACTGTGATTGACAGGACTGATGCAGCCAAAGAAGTCTAACCACCCTCTGGGGATGATAGGAAATAGGGCAAACGGGTGATCCATTGTGACACAAGGCATACGTAGTAGACCAAAGAAGCCGTCGTTCCGAACAATTTCTTCGTCCCAACCTTCTGTCAGCATAAGTGCGTCATCGTTCCAGAACATAATCCAGTCACCTGTGGCCTGTTCTGCCAAAAAGTTAACGTACTTGTACAAACGCAAGTAGCCAAAACGTTCTGTTTCAAACACTCGACTGGTTGCGCTGGACTGCGCTAGGAAAGGAGTCCATACAGTTTCAAAGAACTCTCTACTTTCTAGATCGTCATCGTCGTATGCTACTAAGATTTCGATACGGCTGGTATCAGTGGCATTGGCCAATAGACTGCCAATACTTTTGACAACTGCTTCTGTGCGCTTGCGGGTGGGTAATAAAATTGATATTTTAGGTTTTGTCATTCTTGATTTGTTCGAGTTTCTCTGCTACCAGCTCTTGTTCGCTGACACTTAATTGATCAATTTCATATTCGCCTGACTGCAATTTTTCTATTAAGAATAGTATATATTGTTCGTCGTAACTGTAGCTGTCGGTTTTGGTTTTGTCTACTTCAATCCACTTGTCGCCAGTAAACTTGTACAGTCTATTGGGCAAGTAGTCCACACGTAGGAACATTTCTCCGCGATCCGCACCTTCGGGGAATCGTGTGCCAAAACTGCTTTTGACCGCTGTGCCTTCTATGTTATCAGCGGCCAGACTTAAATGTTTTTCATAGTGCTGTGTTTCGGGCACCGGCGCCGATTCTGTTTTTACTCGCTGTGCTGTTTCGGGAACTTTGGGAAACTTGGACACTGGCTCGGCCACATAGTCACCCGGACGATCCACAACGTCAACGTCCGCAGCAGGTATTTGGGGTTCTTCTGCCAATGGTTGGTCACTGTCCACGTGCAATTCTTCTACAGGTTCTTGGTATTCTGCTATGCGACTGGGCATAGGTTTTAAGTCATCAAAGTGTACAAATGGTGTGAGCAAGTATGGATGCTGTTGTTGCGTGTACATCCAACCAGCAGGATGCGGGTCTTTGCCTTCCTGTTTTGCTGATTCTTTAATTTGTTCAATCTGTTCTTCTGTCAACGGACCGTCATCCATTGGATAATCGGGCTCATTGATCTCTTCGGCAAATTCATAAATGGGATTATTTGCAGACACTGGTGGTTCAACCGGAACCACAATAGGTGTTGTATTAAACGCTTGGGTCAACTCATCTGCTTGATGGTCCAGCCAATGGGGCGGTTCCTTTTCTTCCTTTATCCATTTTATACTTTGCTGTGCGGCCAGTATTAGTACCAGTGCCAAAGGGTCAAACACTAGTACAATAATGATAATGACCAATCGTACTGCTTTTTCAAGAACACCTTGATCGGGGTTGTCTCCATAGACCAAGGCGGCAATATATTTGATGGGCCCTACTTCACTTTCTACTTTGCGGAACTCCGCACGTAAGGGCGCGGCCTCTTCGTTAAATGCTGTGATTTTCTTTTGGGCTTCTGCAATGTCCTGAGCCAGTCGGCCACGTTCTTTCTGCTGGGCTCGTCGAATGGCCACAGCTTTTTCTGCGCCTCTTTCATCCGAACTGCGACCCATAACCTGGTCCACAGATTCATCCATTTGTTTGAGAGCCTTGCGACTAGCCTCTATGTTGTCCCGCTCGATTTTAATCTTCTCGTCATAGACAGCAACCTTGGCCATACTGTCGCCCGACACCAAACTTTGATCGCTGTGTGCTTTGCTGAGAAATCCAAAGATGCCCATACTGGTCAGTAACATTAAAAATGCCACTGCGGGCACCAGATAAAATTTATAAAGCAAACTGGCTCGGTGCCAATTCATCTTTAACCAAACTGCGGCAGTGACTTTGCCAACCTCCAAGCTGGCTCCCATAATAAGAATAGGAATAACTGCGGCTGAGAAAATAGCAGTAAGACCCACGATACTATAGTATGCGGCAACTGCACTAATAACTAGGGCAACAAATAGAGTAAAGTATCCGAATATCATCTTGCTATTATAAAATAAAAGTCAACTGATTGCAAATACAATTCAGCCAATTCAATATTTATCGGATTTTTATTTGTTCGTTAGCAACTTGACGGTCACTGTACAATTTGCGACCTCGAACACGTATCAAATCGGCCGACCCTTGTGGATCCATTTCAAACATTGAGCGCATATCCTCTGTGCTTATGCTGTCATCTGTGTCTATGGCATAGATCTCATAGTGCCTTTGATGGTTGAATCTGGCTCTCAGCATTAGAGCATTGACTATATGACCCACGTCCGGATCTCTGCCATTATTCCACGGCTGGTCTTGTGTGGACTTGAGTGTGTCCCATACTTTGCGCTTTTCAATATCGCTGATATTGACGCAGGCTTCAAGACCCAGCTGATCCCAACTGAGTACGTAAGTGTGGCTCATAGTTGACTTTTAATACGTTGGATTAATTCATTGGCTTGTTGGTACTGATCGTCCAACAGGATTTCTTCCATAAGTTCAGCCAAGCTGGTCATATCGTAAGTCTGAGTCCAGCTTATTTTGTACAGTTCTTGGCTGTTGTTTGCCTGATCAATTTGACGTTTGCGCCACCCGCTCATATGATTAGTCCTTGTAGTAGTGTTTTTGCCGTGCCTGTTCTCGGCCGTCTTGTATGGCACTTTGGAATTTATGCACCATTGCCTTATAATCATCCGAGCCTTTGATGGGCCATCGGGGTCTAAAGTAGTCGGCTTCGGCCACTACACCAATCACTGCCATAAACATACAAAAAGGAATCATTATGGGTTGATTCCAAAATATACCAAAGAACATACCCACTGTACACAATAGATACAGTAGATAAAACCCAAACTGTGCTAGTTTATCTTTCATACGATTATATCTATGTGTTTGCCTAAATATTTGGAATATTGATACAAGCCATATTCAACATTTCTTTTTACATTTAGATATCTATTAACTTCATCGATATCTTTTTTATAATTCCAATCATTCAAATGGGCACGATTAGTTTCAAGGTCTTGTTTTTTAACCTTGTAATATTCGTTTACCTTTTCTTGATGCACCTTATGCAAATGCTCAGTCTTAACTTTTTTAAGATTGTATACTGCTGAAGTATCAATAGGTGGTATTTGATTTGTATTGGGAACTTTTATATTCATTTTTATTGGATGGTTTTAGCATCAATTATGATTACTATACCAATTAAAAAGAACATTGCGCCTTGATTAATATTGCCATTGAGCGAATCCATAACGCCCGTAATCAAGTTCATCGCGCCCACTGTGTAGCCAATCGTTCGACGGTTACGACCAAACCATTCCATAAATTTAATCATTGTTTACCTTTAAGTTTAATATATCTACATCGTTGGGCAATATCTCTATGGCCAGTTCGGGCGTCTGTTCAATTATGCCGCCCAGGACCGAATGTCCGTAGCCCGTAGATCCATAGCCTCTCTTGTGACATTTATATATGCTTCCGCTGGAGCCAGCAAAAAGATAATAGTCACCTTGTTCTGTAATTCCAGTAATACCTGAATTTAACTTCCAAGAATCTCCGTAGAGGTAACTGCCTGACCAAGTGGCAAATACTCGGTAGTGTGGATCCTTGCCGTTAAGTTTGACAATTAACCATTTATTTGGTGTGTACATTATCTTCAACTCCAAAATGTTGCCGCACATACGAACCAGGGGGCGTCCACTGGTGTGCATTAATTGTGGCAATATCAGCACATTCCCGCACAATCAACTCGGCGAACTTTTCTACATCAAAGTTACTGTCTACCATAAAACGTTTTTGATCGTAGACCTGATGCCAAGCATTACATTGTAAAGCGAGTTCTTTAATTCTTTTGTTCACATTATCACCGTTACATTGTTGCTAACCAAGTGAACATACAACGCCACTGTTACAGTCAGACAAAAAAGATAATCAATCATCGCTGTACCCGTCGGCATTCAAATACGCCGGGAAACATCTTGCCTTCCCGTACCAATTGATCCATATAGGTTACCATACTAGTCCGGGTCTTTTCGCAATCTGCAATCTCCTTAAATTGACTAATGTGTTCTATATGGAAGCCTGGAATGCCCGCCTGGGTTGTGACCAAAAAGGTAAAAATCAATTCATACATCTGTCATTTCCTTAGTCAAGCACGTAGCCGCATCATCATATCCATTGTCAACAAGTTTTTGAATACATTCTTTTACACTTAGTCTGTGCATTTCCTGTACAGCAAAGCCTGCAAAAACATTGTCAACATCACTGACCCGATAGTCTACGGCTTTACACTTTTCAAAGGCCGTACTGTACGAGGTCATAGCAAGTTGTTTAATTAGGGTATTCATTTAATAATTCCATAAAGCATATACAAACACAGAAACAGCAACAATCATTATGCCGGGTTGTATTACACAATACACAAGAAACGGTATAATAAAATCTGGGTCTAAATATTTGCTCATTCTTCAACTCCGAATGATTTTTTGTATAAATCTAATTCTTTAGTTGGAACCCATTCTTCAACTGGATCTTTACTATTAGATTTCATACGCAAGTATGAATAGTCAGAAAAATCAAACTTCCCATTGTTTCGTTGAACAGACAGGACAATTTCAATAGGATTGCCTGTGCTATCTGTTCTCGGTCCTCTGACCAATATAAAATCTGTTTGTGGTATCATTTTGTAACTCCAAAGTGTTCTTTCAATTCTTCACCTAAGTCTTGTATCAACCTAGTGTGAATATCGTAAATATCTTCCCACTTGGCTGAATGTCCAGGAACCAAATCATATGTTGTAATCTTTTCAATACATTCCTCTACAATCAACTCGGCGAACTTTACAGGATCCAATTCACCAGCAACATAATCACCATTGCCTTCTAAAATGATTGCTTGGTCATACAGTTCTTGAATTCGTTCGTTCATCATTCAACCTCAAAATGTTTCTTAATGTGTTTTGCTACAGTATAGCCTTGCCCTATTGTAAGTCCGTCATAGTGATATGCAGTGTCAGCACACTCATTGACCAACAACTTGGCAAAATGATCTGCAAATTTTTGCAAGTCTTGGTAAGTCATCTCCGTCCACGTATGGCTAAACTTGTCATCTAACGTCTTATCAAATAATTTCTTAGCGATCGAATTCACAGTATTCTTTCTGGGGAGCATAGCCCTTGTAGTACTCAGCCATTTCGTCAAGCTCGAGATCTGTTGGTGCCGGTTCTTGGGGCATTTCGTCCATTGCTTCCATCTGCTCCAGCACGTCATAGACCAGTTCAGTGTCGATGCCTAAGGTACGAGCTATTGTAGCAGGAAACGTTCCTTTTTGCAATTCTTTTTGAATATCATAATAAAGTTCGCTCATCGTACTCATATCAAGTGTCCTTTTGATTTAGAAAAAACATTGTTAAATCGGTGCCTTCAACTCTCACCAGTTCAGCACCTTGTTGCAAAATATTTTGCCAGGACTCATCGCCCCACTTGACTTCAACTCTACCTGTAACAGTAAATTTGTCAACCTGCCCCAATTTAAATTCTCTGTGATTGGGACGAATAAAGACCACATTGTCGCCAATGTTCAAGTCCCGGCCTAGATAATCTCGAGTCATCAGTCAAGCGTGAGCCACAAGATAACGATAGGGCAAGCCCAACAAGAAGCAAAGGTACTCGTCGTCACCATTGCTACCTTCTGCTTCGTGGAACCAACGGATGGCCGTTTGGCGTGTCTTAGCACCCGACTGGATAAAGCTGGTGACCTGCGCTTCGAAACGCTCTACAGCCTTAGCTTCACTGGCCAACTGCTCTTTGTAGTTGGCTTCAATGGTCCGGCCCAACTGAACGAACTCAGCTTCAAACTGGCTCTCTGTCCAAAGGGTAGTATCAACACCGCGGGGGCGAACGCCATAGGCATCCTTGTACATATCCGAGTATTGGCAAGCATATTGCTCTAGCACGGACATCTCTTCCCACGTTTTAAATGCTTCCATTGCTCGCTCCTTTTGTGTCTGTATGCCAGTATTATAATGCCAATTTGAATTTCGTGCAACCAAAAATTTGTAGTACTTAATACTGATTCAGTGCAGGGCACAATTCAGCAATCAAACCACGTTCCATATTATGGGCGTCTTTGCGACCGCGTATGGTGGCAATGACTTCCATTTCAAATGCTTCTGCGCCGTGAGCACGTATGCTACGGCACAGGTTCCAATCTTTGCCCTCTGTGAGCGCACGACGAACGTGTTTTTGGAAACGCACTTTAATGGCTTTTTTGATTTGTTGGGCACAAACTGTAATACCTATGTAGTACTCGCCGGTGTTAGTGTTGGCTAACATATAAACAGCGTGTTTGCGATCTTGTCTGGCTTTGCGTTTCATCATAATGATATTATAACACCAAAATGAATAATGAGCAATACCCCTACAAAATGGTTGGGTATTACACAAGTAATACTTGAGTACTACTTTTTGGACCCGCTTTTTAGTACTACTTTGGTTTTAGTTTTTTTCGGGGCGAATTCTTGCTCGGTATAGTACTCAACAAGTTTATATCTGATATTGGCGGGTAGATCAGTGTGGGGTTCTTCTAGAATAAATTGCCAACTGCACTTGCGCCAACTTTTTAATTTTAGAAAATCATAGTATGCACGTCTGTGTCCACTATTGGCAGGGTCAAAAACAGCGTGGGGCTTGTTGCCCAGTAACCAAGTTTTTAACATAATTTAATGTACAGTTTCGTTGTCAAATTCAGTTATGCCAAAAACGTTCATAACTCGTTGTACACGCTCGGGTGTTTCCATTGTGGACTCTTCGGGCAACAGTACGCTTTTTAAATTGCCCTTGGCATCTACTACAAAGATGTAATCTCCTTCGGCTATGCTGTCGACGAAATCATCTTCATTTAGTGTTGGACTTGTTGGGGTAGGTCTCATTGTATTGTCGCTCCAAAAGTTTATAATAACGCTGTGCTCGCTTTTCTAATTTTAACACCACAGGACTCTTTTTGTCAAAGACCCTAGTATATGTTTTGTAAACACGAGTGCGTTCAATATCAGTGGGTTGAATCTCTATTGGGTTAAAAGAATCAATTGCCATTTCGGCCGCCGCAATATAAGCATAAGCGTCGACTTCGTCGTTGTCCCCGTAGTATTCTTCTTGCTCTTTCAAACGGGGGTGTGGGTTATAACTTTTGTAAGGTTTGGGCCACTTGAAATCTCTGCGTCTAAACTGATGCAGGTGTACATACTCGTGACCCAAAATGTTGGCAAAGTCCACGCACAATTCACTCCAGTGATTGCGACTCATATCAGACTCATCAAAAGTAAATGTGGGTTTCTTTTTAGGAAATTGAATTTCAATTTCAATGGGTTTTGAATGACCTTCTTCGTCTAGTTCGGAGTCGTAAACACCAGCAACTTCTAACTCATTACTGGCAATACTCAAAGATCTATTGCTTATGATTTTACAATCAGGGTAAGTAACTACTGCACGTATTTTTTTAAGTATAACTGTTTGATCAACAGTTTGACCCGCTAACCGATCGTAGATATGGTAAAGTTTGCTCAGCAGTTGGAAGTAGTTCATTTTACTTAAAAATTATAAATGCCATCAGTGTGGCCTGAACCATAAATCCAGCGCCAATGGTAACTGTATTTAATTGATCTTTCAACAGTATGGCACGGGCAAATAGCAGCATCAAACCAGCCCATAGAAACAGCACAATATCAAAAGTTGGTGCCCTGTCACTTAGTCCGGTCATCAGAGCCAGTAAACTGGGAATGGTTGCACAATGTAGTACTATGGCGGCCAACCAGCCCAGGGTGTCTGCTGTGATCTTTTTAAAGCGGTCCAAAAAGAACTTGCGAATTAAAACCCACACGCCCAGTAGGGTAACGTTGTTAATTTCCACTTTTATTCCTTGTAAAAGATGTGTTGACCAATTTGATTGATGCGCTGTTTGCGCCAACCAGGATTGACATAGGAAGCGTGATAATACAACGCTTCGTTAAGGCTTGTCAATCTAAATCCTTCCAATAGAACTTTTTTGGCTGCTTCTTCACTTTCGGCATAGAGCTTGGCATAGATGGGTTTTGTCTTGTGTGCTGTTTCACAGGCCCAGCTGAATTGGCAAATTACTTTTTGGTAAAATACATTTTTTTGGTAAACCACGCCACATACACCTTCACCAAAACGGCCACTTTTTACACGATTCATTGTGACCTGTGCCACCGCGACTTTACCCTCAAAAGGTTCACTGGCGGCCTCCCAATAGATATTTTTAGTCAAGCAGTCAAGTTGCTTGGTACGTTCTGCGGCTGTGATGACCACTTGGTCTTGTGTTGCCAATTCTGAACGTAGATGATTCAGTTTGTTTTTTGTCACTGATGTCAGCAACATTGCGATAATTGCAAATCCTAAAAGTAACATTGTTACCTTGGTTGCAGAAATCACTCTCTCGTAATAATGATTTGATATAGCTAGGGCCATATGATTTCTCCTTTCACTTACAGAGTGTAGTTTTATATACCAGTTGAAATCCAGTAATAACTACTAACTTATCTAGTTAACAGCTAGTATTATACTGTATTCTTGCAGAAATTGCAAGGTTATATGAGCAGTTAACTGAAATAAATCTGTCAAACTTTTGGCGTAGGGTTACTGCCAATGCTGGTCAAAATGGTATCATTTTTGCTTTGAGCAAACACAGCCTTGGCAATGTCGCCCGATGTGTTTGGTTGTGTGAGGCCGTAAAGCATCAGGTCTGTACCCAAATTTAAGGTGTCTTCTATAAGACCGGGAACGGAACTTACAAAACTTAAAATTTGATTTGCATCAACGTTATTGTAAACTGCTATGTTTGCCTTGTTGAAGTTTTTATGCTCATAGTACAGTTGTTGGCATAGATAGGTATAGTTGTCGTTGATTGTTGACACAATGGCGCCAACAGTGGGATCGGCAACTATGGTGTTGAGCAAATTAAACAATTGAGTTTTTGCCGCTTCCAACTGTGTGCCCCAGTAGTCCGGCCCACCTACATTTGTCAGTACTTTTTCGTAAGAAGAAAAACTACCGCCGTCGCTGGCATAAGTGGTTTCAACTGTTGTATACTGTGCGGGAGGATTTCTAACCCAATTATTTGCTGTGGCCGCTTCTGCCGCAGTCAGTGGAACTTTGGCATCATAACGACTAATATTGGTCAATAGATCCCTTATTTGCGGCCCGTAGCTGGTGGCATACAGTTGTAGGAATCCGTTGTTTATTTTTGTTATAGTGTCGGTCAAGTAACCCGATGCCATTCCAATGACATTCAATATGCTGGCAGGTTTGTTGCTGACGGTTGTGGGCAAATAAGCTCTAAGATTTGCAATGATGTCAGGATTCAACAAACTGGTGGTTGTTGATATAGATTCTACATTGGCCGACACTTCTGTTTGTATGTTGTTGAGAGCTGTGGCAAAATCTTTGCCCAAGGTCAGTGCAAAATTTGGAGCGCGGTATTTCAAGTCAACGCCCGCCTCAGCAAAACTGGCAAACGCACTGTCGTTGTTTATTTTACTGGCGGCGGTGATACTGGTATAGTCCATTGGACTGGACATTTGGGTAATTGTACTTTCCACTACCTGTTGGATAGTGGTCAATTGATCCGGATCAGTTATTTGAAGTAAGATCTGTTCAACAACAAGATCATAGTTGGTATTATAAATGTTGTCCACGCTGACATTGGCGTCAGACAAAGCCTGTGTCAGTGTCACTCCCGATGACAGTGTGATGACCCCGCCCAGGCCCAGATCCAGCATTACACGGGCCACTGCATTGGCTGTGCCAAACCGTCCACTGGGCACACTCAATACCATTTTACCCACGTTGTTGAATGCCTGTGTCAATGCCAAGCCTTGTTTGTATCGGGCAAATCCTCCCGATACCAGATCCTTATAACTGGTGGCCCCGTAGTAGGACAAGTTGTTGGCCTGACTATTGTTTAACCCTGCGGTAAAATCGTTGGCACTGCCAATCCAACCCAAGACCTGATTCAATACACTGATAAAATAAAAATTGTCCCAGTTGTTGCTGCCTGATAGTCTGTTGATTTGTAGGTCTGCATAGTACAAAAACGACCCTTGCATATCAGTAAACTTGGCGGGCATAACTCCGGTCAGTGCGGGCATAGCACTATTACTTCCAAATGTTATAAGACTTGGATCTTTCATATAAGTGCCAAAGTATCCCGAGAACCAGGGCACTGCCGAAGCAGAGTCATCAAATACATAATTGGCCCCAGCTTCAGGGTAACCAGGAATTACACTGGTAATGCTGGTGGGGCTGGCTGCTTGACCGTTGGCATAGACAAAATTATAGCTGGCGGGACTAAGTTGTGTGGCCACCAATTGACCTTGTGCGCTGAGACTGCCACTGTATACACCACTGTTTGCGTCCCAGGGATTTAGTCGCCCGAGATCCGCTGTGGGTATTGCAACACCCTGAATGACAGGACCGCCCCACTCCGGGCTAAATGGTTTCGAACTTGAAACAGAGGAATCAGCGTTGGCTGAAAAAGGTCCGTATACTGCAGCCATTAGGCTCCCCAACCATAATCACTGGGACTATAAGGAGGAGGTACTGCTGTACCACCAAATACTATCTTACCATAAAATGCCCAAGTACCGGCGGCAATATTTGCACGTTTGCCTATAAAGACTTTTTCATATCTATTTTCATCTGGACCGCAGTCAGATGCGCGACGATACAGATAGATATCATCGCCAATGGATTTATAAGCAATACCCACTGTGGTTGTTGATATATCGGGTTGTCTTGGTAAACCGGTGACTGGATCAACTGTGGAGGGACTTAACGGCTCGCTACTGGCAAATTTTTTCATTGCCAGGAGAAAGTCTTGATTTACTTTGAACGGAGCACCACCGTTCATCATATCGTGGGCCATAGCCAACTGTAGGCTACTTAATCCGCCTTCTGTTTGCGTGGGAGTCAATCCTTGATATATCGCTGGCGTTGACATATTAACCCTTGATAATCACGTCACTGCTGGCGGTGGCCACAGATTCTCCGCAAGTACCTTTACTGCCTTTGGTCAAGGGGCTTTGTCCCTCTATGGTTACCTTGCCACCACTGGCAAAGATAACACCAAAGCAGTGTAATTTTGCTATGGGGCATTTAAGATGCGGTGTAAAGTTAGCACCGTTAAGCGCCACGGGACGGCCGTTGACAAACACAGATGAACTGCTGTTGCCTATAACAACCCCACCCTTACCATATAAATCACCAATTCTTGCTATGCCTGACATAAAAGCCCCTTATACGATTATTGGGCCCTTGCTAATTGTTTCAATACCTGTGGTAGTTTTGATATAGTGGGACGCCAACTGTTGAATTGCTGGTGCGTGTAACATCACGTGCTCAGATTTCAACTCTACATCCTTATTTATATCCGCACTAAACAGGGTTTGTATGAGACCGATGCCTTGATGACTAGGTACCACTGTACAAGGTCTATTTAAAAGCCACCCTTTTGGTGTCGTTTCTACAATTTTTGCAACGATTTCGTCACCGTTTACCAGTTTAAACGACACTAAATCGTCACGGTCATATTCTTTAGATAATAGCATTTAGTCTTTCTTTTAGTTCATCTTCAGTCAGTTTGGCTAGTCCTTGAAATCCACCTTCAACAAACACTTGACCGTCTCGATAAATTTGTGGAACAGTTCTGTGGCCTGCTTCCATAATAAATTGCCTTGCCACAGGATCTTGATCCACACGTATTTCTTCAAATGCAATATTTTTTAATTTTAATAAATTTTTTGCTTGATCACAAAACGGACAATTGGCTTTACTATATACTGTTAACATCTTTTATTTCCTTTATTTTATTATATACCATTTCTTGCATCCTTGCTTTTATTTCATCCTGCAGGGAATACAAACGTTGATAATTATGTTCTACCGTGTCATTGATTTGACTACTAACACTATTATAGTCTTGTGTGCTCAAATATTCAATCTGTTTGAAGGCCTTGGCAAATCTGGCACCGGGATCTGCTTCTTCATCATAGGATTCGTCAATGACCGTGTCGAATGTTTTAAACCCTAAATTCCGTAACTGTTTCAAATATCCCTTACTGGAAAATACGATGAACAACCTTTTACCAAAAATTGCTTTGGTGGTCTTTTCAGTAAAGAAAAAAGAATATTGAAAAATTGTTTCGGCAATAACGCTGTAGCGTGTTCTGTGATATATTTGCCAAGGTACTATGTCGCTGACATTGTAGGTGATTTCATCTCTTACTTCCCAAGCAGGATCCAGATTGGCACTTACGTAAGGATATAATAACGATTGACCATCGAGCAAGGTGTCTATTCTTTGTTGTAGTGACGGTATAGACATAAAATCTCCGTGGAACACATCTCTATAATTGACTATGCTACGATCCAATAAACCAGTTGTTTGCATACTGGCCATAATAAAATCTCTGTGACATTTTCTTGCGCCTAACAATACATCAAAATCAAATATAGGTTCTACCGTGGATTCTTGAAATGTATTCTTGTTGACAAGATTAAAACACCACCAGGGGCGATAAATTTCGTTGGGCCTGTCTACAGGAGATTCTATACTGCACATAGCCACCAGGTAATTTTTTATACCCTGTTCTTGTGCCCATATTCTTACCTGCCCCACGTCCCAGTTTTCTATTTCTGTCAACAACAATAGGTCAAAAGGCTTGTGATCAAACGAATCAGTATACTGATTATAAAATGCCGGCACACAGGCAATTTTTATGTCCTGGCTTAAAACTTCCGTTAAATCTGTAGAACGCTGGAACTGGTGGTGAATGAATCCAAACCAGTCGGCAAAACAATCTACAGTTATGTGGGGATTATAGATCTTGATCATAGAAATTTTCGTACCTTATCGAACACACGATCAAAATCTCTGACTGTCATAGTGTCCCAATCTAACATTAAACTGTTGTCTAACTTGGGGATGGCGTCACATACACAATTATAGTCCTTGGTTAAATTGTCCAACTCATCTAATGTTTTGTATTGGAATCTGGTTTGCTCGATGAGTTCAACTGGGCGTTGTGTAATGGTCCAATTGGCAAGATACTCGTACTCGCTGAACCAGCGTATGCCTGTTTCCAACGGCACGTTATTGATAATAGCATCAAAGGCATCACAATTATTTCGTGTTTCCAATGTGTGTTTGAGACTTAGCCAATCTTCTTTGAATGTGGGCATAAACTCTGTGACAAAGCAATGCGGGCTTTGGCGGGGAATACCTAAACTGTTTTCAATAACTTTATAATAACCATAGCTGTGTGTTTCGTTGGGCAGAATAAAGAACTTGGGATCGCCACGTTCATTGACACAGGTATAGGGCACAATACTGAATGTGTCAGGATCTTGGATCAATACACAGTCAGCATCCAAGTAATCGATACTGGCCATTTTTAATGCCTGCTGGTACAACCAACTGCCCCGGGGATCATCGTCAAACCACCAATTACGCAGGGTGGGATATCGGGCGTCCATTTCCTTGTCTTCAACATAGATTAATTTATCTGTGTCTATGTTATATTTTTTTAAGATGTTATTGACAAAGTCCAGGCTCATATCTGTGAACACATAAGTTTGATCTATATTTTGCAAATAGTGGTCAAACTGCATACTCAGGCAGGCGTGGGGGATCCTGTAACTGGCCAAGAATAGGGCTCTTACTGTTTTCAAGGTAAACCTTACAAATTAGGCAGTGCTTCGTAGTCTAACATTTCACTCATCACGCCAATAACGTAATTTGTGCTTTCACTTTCCTGTAGTGCTGTTTGTTTTTTACTAGTGTCACTGTGTTTATTGAACCAAGGTATAGGAGTTGATTTGGGGCTTGGTGTAAGATATTTAATGCCTATTTCGTATAGGGCAGTTTTTGCTGTAAAGTCAACAAAATCTTTAAGAATGTTGGCGTTGAGTCCAATTACTGGTCCCAATTTGAATAGGTAGTCTGCCCACTGTTTTTCTTCGCGTATGACATCCATATACAATCGATATACTTCTGCTTCGCACTCTTGTTTAGCCTGCACAAAGCGTGGATCTTCTTTGACCACTTGATTGATCAAATAGGCTGTCCAGCCTTTGTGTAGCAGTTCGTCTTGTAGAATCAAACTGATGATGTTGCCGTTGCCGATAAAAATTTTATTTTCTACCATTGCCAAACTTGTGGCGAATGATACCATAAAGCGGAATGCTTCTAGTGCATAGCTGGCATTCAGTGCCATCCATATGGCCTTGATGTGTGTCTGTTCACTGATCTTTTCGCCTGTTTCCTTACGACAGTTGATCACGTGTAGCGCATCATAGTATTCTCCCACACTACTGGCCATATCAACTATTTCTTTGGTATCGTGAATAGTATTGAATACATCCTTGGGCACATTATAGATATTACGAATGATATGACTGTAGCTCTTTGAATGTATATTGGTTTCAAAGAAACCCCAATTGTACATAAGTGCTTCTACTTCAGGTAGGCTGCACACTGGAGTAAACACCTGTGTGGGACCGCGTCCTTGTAAACTGTCCAATGCTGTTTGGCGTAACAAGTTACTGGTAAAGATATGTTTGATAGCATCCGATGCTTCTTTAAAGTCGTTGCTGTCTTTAGTCAGACTAATCTCTTCGGGTTGCCAAAAGAACCCGCGAGCAGTGGCTTCAAAGTCTGCTATCTTTTTATATTTGACTTCTTCAAAACGTTGAATAGTAACTGGACCTGCTGGATCCAGAAACATCTTGCGACTGAGGTAGTTTGTTTTTGTTTGTAAATTATATTGTTCTTGGCTCATTTATAGTTTCCTGATGCGAGTACTATCTTGCAAATATGTTCTAGTCGTTCAATATGTTCGTATGCTCTCCACGGTGTGGTATCAATAGCAACTACACCGTGTCCTTTGATACCTACAATGTCATAGGCAATATTTCCATCTCTATCTAATTGTAACATCTTATGGCACTGATCTGCAAGCTCTTGACTGATAGGAGGCACATCTCCCACGTTTGGTGCTACCCGAGTATATCGGTTCAATTCTGGAAAAGCATCGCTGATAGTATTTAAGTCGATGCCGGCGTGCATTGCGGCAATGCAATAAGTAGGATGTACGTGTACAACTACACGTACCTCGCCCTTGTGTTGTCCCATTTCTCTCTGTAGGCCAAAGTGCAAGGGAATCTCTCCACTGGGCTTTAGATTAGCACTAATGTCAGTATAAGGTAAGTCTCTCCAGTTATATCCAAAAACACCTGTGCCGTTGCCACTGTTAATAGTTCTATCAATGCTGATCTTTTTGAACTGATCTGGTTGTAGTGTTTGTTTACGTACTCCACTAGGTGTGATATAAAAGTGATCACGGTCGTGGTGACGAATGCTTACATTGCCATCACGACTAGTAATCCAGTTACGCTTATAAGCGTCGGTCATTATATCACAAATAGTTTCTAACAAAATTTACAGCTTTCTATAATTTACAAGAGAGACAATCCTCCTCGCCTTCGTCAAAGTCTATTGCTTCTAACTTTGCTTCTGGTTCATCTTGGCCTTTACTGCCTGCTTTATTGATTAGACTGTAGTAGAATGTCTTCAGGCCCCAATGATGCGCCAACATAAGATTTTTAGCAATTAGTGTAGTAGGAACTTTACGATCCGCAAAGTACGCCGGATTGTAAAAAGTGTTAGTAGATATGCTTTGATCCACATACGCAGCCAAAACAGCCGCAGTTTTGATATATCCGTCACAGTCTTTTTGATCCCACATTAGTTGATATTTATTTTTAAGTCTTTGGTATTCTGGCACAACCTGAGTAAATGAGCCTGCTTTGCTTTCCTTAGTGGAAATAAGACTCATAGGCAGTTCAATTCCATTGGTGCTGTTTATGACCACACTACTGGACTCCACAGGAGCAATGGCCATTAGTGTGGCATTACGAACGCCGTACTGTTTCATATTTACTCGAAGCGTTTCCCAATCTAGTTCGGGAGTAAAATCTGCTAATTCGTTTACACCCGCTGCACGTAGTTCCCAAGGGAAAGTGCCTTGTCCGTAACGTGTTTTTTCACTGTGTGTACAGGCTCCGCGTTCTTTTGCTAACTCAACAGTTGCTTCTGTTAAGTAGAATGCTTGATGCTCCATCCAGCTTTTGACATCTTGTAGTGCGTCTTTGTCTCCATACTTGAGTCCGCGCTTGGCGTGCCAGTAGGCCAAGTTAGTAACACCAATACCCAATGGGCTAATTTCATCGTTGCTTAATTTACTCTGTATGCTCAAAAAGTCCTGGTAATCAAGAATGTTGCATAGACTGCGCTGTAGAATACGGCAAGCACGTCGCATATCCTCAGGATTACGGAACGCTCCCCAGTTGATCGAGCCGAGTGTACACAGAGCAATACGGCCGCTATCATCATCAAGGCGCTTAAAAGATCGTGTTGGTAAAAGAATTTCACAGCATAAGTTTGACTGATAAATTGCGTGGTGTTGGGGATCAAATGGTCCTTGGTTCTGAACATTGTCCACAAACACAAGATAGATACGACCCGTATCAGTCCTCTCCTTGAGTATACCACTTTTGAATACTTCTTCGGCACTCATAGTTTTAGTGCGTAGATCTGTGCGTTTCTCATACTTGACATAAAGTTCTTCAAACAGAGCAATGTCTTTGTAAAAAGCTTCGTACAGGTCAGGCACTTCGTTAGGATCAAAGAATGTTATGTTTTCTTTGTTTTTAAATCGTCTCCAGAAGAAAGCTGACAGCACAACCCCATAATCCATATGACGGACTCGGGTTTCTTCTGTTCCTTGGTTGTTCTTAAGCACGATAAGGTCATCAAACTGATGATGCCAAATAGGATAAAATACAGTAGCACTAGCATTACGAATACCTCCTTGACTACAACTGCGTAGATCGCCAAACCATTTCTTTAAGAATGGTATCATACCGGTGTGCATAATTTCGCCACCGCGTATGGGACTGCCCAGCGGACGCAGTCGGCCAATTTCTAAACCAATGCCAGCACGTTTACTGGCATACTTGGCCATCATTTCTCCGGATGCAAATATGCTATCAAGATCGTCATCGCTGCGAATAAGAACGCAACTTGAAAATTGTTTAGTAGGAGTGCCCAACCCAGCCAACACAGGAGTAGCCAAGGTAAACAGTCCATCGCTGGCTGCTTGATAATATTCTTTGATATAGCGCATACGTGCGCTGTTAGGTTCTTCTTTATGGAACACAGTAGCGGCGGCCACCATATATCTAATTTGTGGAGTTTCATAAATTTCCTTTGTGGCTCGATTACGTACCAGATACTTTTCAATAAGTTGTTCAATGGCCGCATAACCGTATTGCTCGTCTTTTTCGTGATCCAGCATAGCGTCCATTCGATTCCAATCTTCTTCACTGTACCAAGAAAGTAATTCAGATGTGTATAGGCCAACTTCGATATTCTTTTTAACAATTGAATAAAGGTGAGGAACTTCATAGGCTCCATAGACATCTTTACGCAACATTGATAATCTTTGCTTGCCTGCCACATACTGATAGTTGATGTGGCCAAGATCAGGATTGGACTCTACGTCAATTAGGTCTACAATAGCTCTAAGAGTAATTTCGTCAATTTCTTGTGTTGTAATTCCATCGTAAAAGTGCGGCTGACTTTTAATTTCTATCATTGATTGACTAACATCTGCTGTATTTTTACAGACTTTTGCAATTTGTGCTTGCCACTTTTCGATTGTTAATGGTTCTTTTTTACCGCTGCGTTTTGTAACTTGAATTTGCGTCATTGATTTCTCTTATTGTAATTTTTCTAATCCTAAATCCTTGGGGGAAATAGTTCTAACTAATTTTAGGCCGGAGTCTACTTGTTTTTTATTTACGACTTCGTCGTGAATGTAATTAAGAACATATTTCTCATTGTCAACAAATACTAAATTATACTGTTCCTTGGTTGAAGGTTCATTATATAGTCTTATTTCTAATTCTGGTTTATGGTCACTAAGATATAGAGTATACACTATTCCCAGAGCTTTTGCAAGATCACAATAGTAATTTTCATAGACCAATTCCCAAGGACCCGGCCATTCTTCAATGTGATCTGTGGTTAAATAATGCGCCACGTATGGGGCATAACTCCAAAGATGCTGGGTATCTTTGACTGCTTCTCCCAGTGGTTTTTTGCTGATAGTTTTTCGAAAGTCTTGCCAGAAGCGGAGGCGCTCACCGGGTAGTTGATTCCACATTGATTGGGCTAATAGATTAATAGGTTAAAGTTGTGGCCACATAGACCAAATTGGCCACATTGCCCGTATTGCTTGATGTATACTTGACTGCGGCGTTGCCAAAAGTTGGATCACCCGTCACAGTAAAAGTGATACCAATGTTGGCTGTTTCCGAATATTCTTCATCGTAGGCCACGTTACCGTTGATTTGGCTAATCCTTAACAAACCAGTTCTTACATCGTTATAACGAGTGATGCTGTAGTTCATTAGCACACCGGATTGTACATTGGCCGAAGGAACACCGGTGAATGGTCCTTGAAAACTGACAAATGTAGTGGCGGTGGATACATTGTTTGATAATTGTACTTTGCTAGTGGATGGTAAACCCGGGATATCTCCGCGGCCAGCACTGGCCATAGTAAGAATTTCAGTGTTGCCTACAGCAGGTGCTCCTTCATCAAGAGTACCATTACCAATATAAAGACGTTGTGTGTCCACGTCCCAGCCCAGTTCGGCTGATGCTAGTTGTAATCCGTTTGCTGGGCCATTATCTGATAGACCACGACGGTGTTTAATCTGTGAGATTTGTACAATTGCCATTTTTGCTATTCCCTATCTTGTATTTAGTTAGATAGGTAATACTGCTCCACTCGCTTGAGCCATTGTTCTGTCCAGTGCTCAAATTCATCTTGGGCTATGACAAATTCTTGATATTCGTTGTTGGCACTGCACATTAAAATAACACCTGTTTGAATATCTGTTCCGTGTGTGTTATTATGTGCCATACTGTATGCGGCCAACTGTATAAAATAATCGTCGATCCACTCACGTTTCTTGGGCTTATTTGTTTGTTTGAAGTCTAAAATTGCAGGTTTTCCTTGCCACACGCCCACACAATCTGTAGTACCTGCGTATAGCCCACTGTAGTACACAGGAACTTCTACACCCCAAAATTCAGTCACGTGTTTATCAAGTGCTTGGTTAATGATGATATTGGCCATCCCGTGGCTTTGTTGACTGTAAGGATTTGATCCTGGATCATCTATACTGCCATTTAGCACGTAGTTTTCTAACCACTTGTGCATACGTGTTCCCCGACTGGCAGCTTCGGTGGTAATTTCCTGTGCTTTGGCTTCGCCCACGCTGCGGCGCCAACGCTGTAGTGCTTCACGTTTTTCTTGTGGTTTAGTTCGGTCTAGTATTGTGGTTACGCTGGGCACAGCAGTCCCATCAGGCAAAGCATAATGACGTTTGCCTTCAATGGTGGTTCTTGAAATGGGCGTATAATTAAATTTGGATATTAACATTGGTTATCTTTATATTCTGAAACTTTCCCCGCAACCACAACGGTCACGTTCGTTGGGATTACTAAATTCAAATCCTTCATTTAATCCATTGCGTACAAAATCTATTTCTAGACCTTGTAGATATGCGCCGCTTTTTGGATCAACAAATATTTTACAATCCTTAGATTCAATACATTGGTCTTCGGGGTTGGGTGTATCTACATATTCTAACACATAAGCAAGTCCGCTGCAACCGGTAGTTCGAACGCCCACACGCAGGCCCTGCCCTTGTCCCCTGCGAGCCAATTGCTGTTTTATTTTTTTAGCGGCTATATCAGTTAGTGTTACGGTCATTGTTAAACATTGTGTGGAACTTGCTTCCATAATTATTTACAACAGATTCAAATATATCCTGGTTGTACTGCAAGATGGGTGCAAGATTATCTAATAATTCTGTCAGCTGATCTGGATTTAATCTGTGAATTCTGTTTAATTCTTGTTTGATTGACTCCAGTCTGTAACCTAAACTGGGCTCGGAGTCGTAACTTTCGTCAATGTAAGGATGGAATGTTTTAAAGCCCAACTCACGCAAATAGGCCAACATACCCTGCCCTGCCACCACTAAAAAGGGTTTCTTAGTATACAGGCATTTGATAGTTTTGTCCGTGAACCAGTAGCTGTTATGGCAGTCTGTTTCGGCTATGATTTCAATTTTAAATTTTGGCCAGATACTGGGGTATGTTTGCATACCCCTGGTCCAGTCAGATATGCCGTTGCCGTGCGTTGCTTCTACTGTTTTGTTTTTGTTGGTAAAGTTATGCGCCCACTCTAACTCATTTTTATAGTAATCTTCAAAGTCAGTAAATTCATAGCGTATTACATCTGGGTGGGGTTGGAATACTACAAAACTGTCATTTTTAAATTGCGTGTCCAAATGATAGGCCATTAAAAATCGTTCTAGTGTGTACCTGCCGTACACAGCACCAAACAGTTTGGCATCGGCATTCAATTGATATTGCGGGCGATCTTCTAACCAAGGACATACTAGATCAAAACTATTGCTGGTCAAGTAGACTACACGTACCTGACTGTTCTTGTAATTGGGTGTTGAAGTTTGTACTTCTATTAGATCGTGTGCCAGTCGTGTTTCCACTACAATGAGATCTATTAGATGATCTATATTACAAAAGGTGACAGGCAGTGCGTCGGGGAAGAATAAAATCAGCTTGCTGATGGCAATTTGCCTGCTGATGGCAGACAATTGATCAATTAGCACTGGTATTCTGGTAAACTGGTAGTCGTGGTTTAAAAAACAAGTCCCGTTAATTTTAACTTCGTTGTTGGTTACGCCGATAGCACCATTCATCAGTGCCGCTTTCTATAGTCTTCTACTGCTGCTTTGATTGCATCTTCAGCAAGGATGCTACAATGGATTTTGACTGGTGGCAGGGCGAGCTCTTCAGCAATCTCTGAATTTTTAAGAGCTGCGGCTTGGTCCAGCGTCTTGCCTTTAACCCACTCGGTAACAAGAGAGGAACTCGCGATAGCACTACCGCAACCGTAGGTTTTGAAACGGGCATCAGTAATTACTCCATCTTTAACTTTGATTTGTAACTTCATTACGTCACCACACGCAGGCGCACCAACCATACCAGTGCCAACATCGCTGTCGTCTTTGTCAAAGACGCCAACGTTTCTTGGGTTCTCGTAATGATCTATCACCTTATTTGAATAGGCCATAATTGTCTCCTAATGTGTTATTGTACTTTAAAAAGATACTATTGTCTACGGGCCATAGCCTGTTTGGCCATATTGGCAACAGTTTGTTCGGGATTTTCCGCATCAGCAGCCATCGAATCTGGTGTGTTGGCCACTGTTTGAGTAACTGCACCTGCAACCGAAACTGTTTCGGGAGTTATGTTTTTCAAAATGTTTTTCATACTGGGTTCAGCATCGTTGGCTGTCAACAAGTCCTGGTATGTAAAACTGGGTAATCCGGTATTGCGAATATAACGGATAACCATTTCTGTTGGTATTTCTGGTTTTAAATCACCAGCTTGAATTCTATTTTGAAGGAGACTTAAAGCAGTGACAACATTTGTATATTGTTCACTGCCAGATTCATCACTACCAACGAACTCAAAGAGTCTCATTAACGACGCTCTCTGCCCATTTCTTCTGAACCACCTGCGGCGGCGTCAGTGGCGCTAAAGCCATCATCTTCGCTGTCAAAGTCATTTTCCAAGTCAGAGCCAGCACCGTCAGCTTCTAGGTCCGGGCCACTGCCCATATCCATTGGAGCTGCACTGGTCTGCTCACCTGCCAAGCCACGTGCGCCTTGGTCTAGTGCATCACGTGCGCCATTCAAACTGTCCATCAAGCCTTGTAGAGCTGCTGTTACTGTTTGCTTGAATGAGTCTGCCTGTGGTTGGCCAACTTGGTCACGGATTGTGTCCAGCAGTGGGGGCAATTGCTCGTTCAGCATCTTGCTGGCATCAGTGATCATATCTTGAACACTGTCAACCATATCTTTGGCAGCCAGTACTGCTTCTGCTTTTTCCTGTTCACCTTCTGTCAACACACGGTCTTGCTGTGCTAACCAAGATGACAGGCCTTCGCGAACCATAAGCATTTCCATATACTTGGGATTCTGTTCAGCAGTGTGTGCGCCGTGTGTGCGACGGATTTGATTTAAGTTTTCTGCTATAGCATAGCTCAAACGTTGTGCTTTGGCGTAGGTCAGGTTATCATAATCAATAGCAAACCCGAAACGGCTTTCCATTACTTTGTTAAGACGTTTTGTGGTTCTTGGTGCTAGTTCTTTTAAATTCATATTATCTTTCCCAGATTTTAGTTGGCGCTTAGTACACTCGCCCAAACTTTATTATATTTAGCACTTGTTAAAGTTTTTTCTAATTCTTCCTGTGCTGAAATGTACCTTGTTTTTACGTCTGTATAGCGTATAGTCCACAGATCACGTTTAAAGTAATCTGTGGTTTTTTTAGTTAATTTCTTGCTGTAAAATTCAAATTCGTCGTTCAACTTGGCTACATTTCTATCGTTTGCCAATAGTTTGTCTGCTGTCTTATAATGTTTGCAGTAGGTAAAAACTGCGTAAAAAATTGCTGCCTGTCGGCTGTAGAATACGTGTATTGGTTCTTCGCTGTCAGTTACTATATATTTGTGGCTGGCCAATTGGGATATTTTATGTGTGCCCACTACCCAGATTTTATTGCTGAGTTGTAAACATACTGGAAATTTGGGCTCATAGCGTAAATGATTAAATTCTGTTCTTGCCCATTGGTCAACCTTGGTAATTGCCAGATCAACCAGCAGTTTGCCTAGATCGTTTTTTATAGATGATTTTACCGTTTTCATTTTTTCTTTGAAGTAAGTCTTTGTTGACTAGTTGATTGGCTATTAGTTGCTGTCGTTCGCTTAGATCGCTCTTGGCCATAACGGGTGTTTCTTCGTCAAACTGAGATAAGACATCTGCTTCCTCGTTTGTGATGACCATTGATAAATTCTCAGTGACTTCAATGATTTTCATTTGTTTATAAAATTAACCAACAACACCGTGCAAGCAGATATCATTGCCGCCATTATGGCTGTTCCGATACTTATGATAGTTTTGTCACTGTTGTCGCTACCCGTTTTTTGAGTGATTGAATCTCTTATAGCTAATAAATGTTCTTCAACCGTATTCATACGCTTGTCTAATGAATCAAGTTTGTTTTCCAAGTTCTTGTACCTTTCAGCGCAAAGCTCTACGTGCGCCTCTAGGTTTTGTTTTTCTATATCGGTGGTGGACATTTTATCTCGCTTGTTAATGCGATGCAGTTTAGTTTGCCTATATGTGCCGTAAAGAGAAGCCTATTGGTGCCAGAGCATCAAACAATATTTATGCCAGGGCGTTGAATAAAGTGTATGTTCTTTAAAAAACCTTGGGTATGAAACAAAGGCAACATAAATCTTGCTGTTTCATCCAGTCCCAATACTATGGGTATTTGATCAAAGTCTTTGTCTAACTCTTCTATTAGATATGAATCTTCCCTGTCCCCCGAAAATTGAAATGCCCATACCGTATGATGGCCTTCATAAAAGTTCCCAAACTCAAAGTACTTTAAACTTTCGTTATTCCAGCGAACAGGCGTTTGATTAAAAAAAGGCTGAGCTCTTAGACCCAACAATTGTACCACTGATTGCCAATTGCGCTGTTGGTCTCTGGCTTCTCCCAAGCCTTTAGTTACTCCTGTGGCAGTGATGTCTATCAATGTAAAACAAGTGGTAACATTATTCATAACAATATTTATAGGTCAAAAAAATAGGCAGTCGAAACTGCCCATTTAATTGTAGATAAACTACTGATTAACCGCCTGCGGCTGTTACGAAACGCATAGCATTTGGTCCGCCAACAACTGTACCAGAGTATGTATAACCACTGCTGTCGCTGATAGCACGGATGTTAGCTTGCAAGTTTGTGTAGTCCCACTGACTGTCTTCTGTCAATACGCTTAACAAACCGTTGGTAACACCACCTAAAGCTGCATTACCAATTTGATATGCCAAGATTGTAGCATTCAAGCTGATTGTGCGTAGAATAGATTCAACTGCTTGACCTGTTCCAACGTTAGCTGTCAGTGCTGAAGCACAGTTGATAGACCAAGCCTGAACTGGCTTGCCAATACCTGTAGAAATAACTACGCCTACGCTGTTTGCTGCTGTAGAAAAATCAGCTGCGCCAACGCTAACTACGTTTTGTCCATTACCGTTTGTACGTGTAAATACTGCCATTTTATTTTCCTTTAAAAATTCTGCGAATTAACGCATATAGATATTTATACCTAATGACAAAAATCTCTTGATTAGATTAGTTTTTCTTCCAGTTCTTGACTGCGGCAAAATTCTGTTTACTGAACTCCAAGCGGTCTACTAGTTTAACAGCGCCACCGTCGTGTCCTATAGCAACAAAGCCCTCGGGTGCTGTTACTTTGTAACCGTTTTCAGTATTGATAAATGTACCAATACTTTCAATCTTTTGCATCTTGGTCAAGATCAATAGTTTGCCCTCGATTACACGTTTGTAGATAGCAAGAATACCCAATAGTGTGTTGCTGTTAGATTCAATGAATCGCTCGTTATCTTCTATCTTTTTAATACGTGCCTGTGCCGCTTTACTTTCGGGTCCGCCTTTTAGTTTGGCGATTTCAGCTTCTTGCTTGCCCTTATAGTAGGCCAGGAATTTTGTTAAAAACTCAGATGGCTCGCCAACCTGTACTCCGCCTTTGATCATACTGTTAATAAAAGGCTTGATGTAGGTGTTAAATTCAGGATTGCCTAAGATGACATTAAATGCTTTTTGATCTACTTTTTTCAGTGTGATTGCACCTTGGCCAATGGTGGCAGCAATCATATTGTCCTCTTGCGGTGTGAGGCTGGCGATGCCTGTGTAGTCTTTGTAAGTGGCATCATCAAACCATACAGCTTTACTGGGAGTAAGTCCAGCTACACTGGCACCAAAGCTGGCAGTCATACTGGGCAAATCTGCACCTTCGTAGGCCGTGTGGAATATAATACCTATTTTAGCTGAAGCAATGCGTTTGCCCAATGCGCTGTTGACTGGCACAGCGTAGGTAATGGTATTGGGAGTAAACGTGTAAACATTTTCTCCGTTGATACTGGCTGTTTGTACATCGCCCGGAGTAAACATTAAATCACCCTGTAGTACACCGCCTATGTTTAAACTGGGCAAATACTTTAAGGCAACTGTTAGTTTATCCGCTAGGCCGCCCTGATCCCCGTAGAACTTTTTAATGTCTGCGGAGCTTTTGCACAGTTTGGGTTCTGTTTTGGCAAATACACTTTTAGTGCCCACAAAGAACCGGCCGTCCACAGGATCTATACCACAAATAATAGCAGGAGCTCCGTCCCACTTGACTGTGACTTTGACAGGGGTGCCTTGGCCTTGTGCAAACATCTGACGTAGGCCTTCTAAGTAGTTAAGAGCTTTTTGAGCGCCCAAATAACCTTCATTAAAGATAAGATCTTCAAGATGTTCCAAGTGCGTGTTCTTGCCTTCTGCCGATTCGTACAGTAACCAAGCAGGCGGTTGATTTCTTACTTCAAATAATTTCATAAGGATTCTAATTCGTGTTGTAGAAATGATGCCAGTGCTTGATTTATTGGTTTGCTGTTCATAAGATCGATCCAGCGACCGTCATCTAGTAGACCAAAATCTCTGCGCCTGTAACGAACCACTGTTGGTGTTGGGCGACCTTGACGGTCTTTACTGGCATTTTTAATAAGTTGTACACCGCCAGCAGTAGTGGGTAACTGCTGTGCTTGTGCAGGTTGCTGCGCGGGTTGTTCTGGTTGCGCTGCAGGTTGTTCAAAACTAGGAGGTTGTTGACCAGTCATATCTAGATATAACTTCTTATTTGTAATAAGTCTTTTGGCTATGTCAGCTGACATTTGACCGTAACGATTTTTTTCTGCGGCAGCCGTTGCTTGATCCTGTTTAATTTGAGCTATAATTTTTTCAAGGTCTACTTGTTGCTGAGCCTTAGATGCTATTTCTTTTTCCTGTGCAGCCTGATTGTGCATTGATACAGTTCTAGCTGCACGGAATCTATTGGTGATTGCTTCGGTTCTGTGCTGATTAATAGTTTCTAAATATTGCTGAATTGTGGTGGGATTAATCTGATTGGGCAACGGCGCCGCTTCTATTTCGTGCATTACATATTGACTAATAACTTTATCGCGATCTGACCCAAAGAAATGTTCCGCAAAATATTTTAATTCTTGTTGAATTTCTGCGGGGTCAAAACTATTGGCTCGAGCAATATCAACACCGTGTTGCCTTAGAGAGTTTAAAAACTCCTGAGTAGCAGTATGACCCAGGCCTGCATATGAAGCAACCTGTTGTTTGAATTTTTTATCTGTTTGTTTTTGTTGGTTAGCTGCACGTTGTTTGGCTGTGCCCACATCACCTGTGCCGCCACCTAACCAGTCCAAGGCCTTTAGCGGGCTACCTGCTATAGCACCTAATGCCCCACCAGCAAGAGCACCCACTGGACCGCCAAGTGCAGCGCCCACTCCGGCGCCAGCCAAGGCGCCTTTCCAACCTTCAGTGATTTCATTAATTTTCATTCTTGACTCTTGATCCTTTTGACGCCCCTGCTGAACTTGGCGTTGTCCTGACTGCGGATGCTGTTCAACAGTCGGCGTTCTAATTCTTCTGCTTGTTCGGGAGAATAGCTTTCGCGAATAAAGTTAATGAGATTGACAGCGCCCTGGATCACGTGGTTGGCACGTGACTCCACGAGATTTTCGCGGTCCTTTTGTAAACGTAGGGAATCTAGCTCTTCTAAGAGGCTACGAGTCTTTTTCTGCAAAATAATACTCCAGATTAACTATATTTATTTGAACTGTAATATTATGGTTATAAATAAAAACGCATATGACAGTCAATCGTGCCTTATGGCGAGATCAACAACTTAATGGGATTGGATTCTCTGATACGTCCTATATTATACTACATCAAGAACAAATAATGTTAGATTTTTTATCAAACTTCCCAGGAATTGTATGGAAATGGGCAGGAGACGATTCGTCATTTAAACGAGTCTGTGAGAACTATGTTTCGTTGTCCGACAGATCATATGACGGTGTAATACTATTCGGGGAAATACTTTCGCATTTATCAACACAAAAACTAGTTGATAAAATAAAGACCCACATACAAACAGTCAAATATGCGTATGTGGGAGTGAATCGCTATGAGATAGTCAATGAAAATATTGACACAAATCTCCCGGATTCTATAGAAGATAGTTTGGATTATATATTACACTCAATCCACCCTGCATTTAGACGATTACATACTTTTGATCAAGTAACGGGCGATCAAATGGTGGCTGTTCATCCAATGGATTGCTACGGATTATGCAAGTAGTTTCCGGATACGCAGATGAAGGGCACAGATCTAATACATTTAATTTTAGATTGTATCATTTATCCCGACCACGTGTTCGAGATTGGCGCAGAATCAGACACGGTGGTGTGTATCGTTTAGATCCTGTAGACCGTTTGGTTATGAATATGACCAACAAAATTGTTGCTGTTGATTGGGCTGGTTGGTGCTTAGAATCATTTAACGTTTCGACTCAATGTTTAGAAAGTAGTGATATATCTAAATATTATTGGCCTGCGTGTTTTGTTGAACCTGACCTACTGGTACACCGGCCCACCTATACTAATAACGATCTAGTAGTTGTGAAAAAACCTTCTTTTTTAAGATACGCAACTTTAGATACATTAGTAGACTTCTTAGAGTTATGGTGTACTACTCAATTGGTAATTAGCTTGGACTGTAGACACATACAACACAATCATTTAAAGTTTAAACTACTGGATCTAGTTAAAGATAGAACAGATTTGACGATTCAAGAGGCATCAATTGACACGTGGGTGGTGTCTCGATGAGAACTGTGATAAGTTTCAACGAAGGTTGTTCTGGTAATTTTTTAGCAGCACTAGTAAGCAATTCAACAATCAACGAATACGTTAGAATAGATACCAATGATAATTTGTTAAAATATTCTATAGTACCTCAGCTGACTCATATACCCGGACGTCTACTCGATATTGTAGTAACACACAGCCACGATTACGATAAAATTGTTGATAAGTTGGCTGCAGACAGAGTTATTAGAATAGAAACCATCACTGGTATTTACAATGCAATCTATAACGTATTCATTAAAAAGCACATCGCTGAGGACAGGTCTCCTATATTGACAATTTGGCCTGATCGACCTGCTTACTGTTATGATATGACCTTTGAGCATTTAAAAGACTATCACGCAAAATTTTCTAAGATCAAATATCATACATCTGAAATTTTATTTGATTTTGGTTGGACACTAGATGTCGACAGTATTGTTGATTTTTTAGTGTCGCTGGGCATTCAACCCAATGTAGATTTAATAAAAAAATATATCACACATCAACAATCAATATTATTGAATCACACGCTATCAACTATGACTGACATTGTAGATCAAATTCCGGACGATAATTTTACTGCTTCGCCCTGGTGGGCTTGTTACTGTATATTTCAATTTGAAAAGAATAATAATTTGCCGGAGTCCAGTAGAAAATGGACCATAGACTCGTTGCCAATTTTAAATAAATCAAACTTAATCAATCTTTCTAAATTATATGACTAAAAAATGTGTGTTAATGAAACACGGCCTTAATATTGTTGGTAGTTCTGTTGGTACTTGTTGTTACAATTCTTCAACCAGATTCGATCAGTATGAAATCGATCCGGTGGCTTGCCGCGCCTGCATAGATCAAGAAAATAACAGTATTAAATCTTACAGGATAGGGGCCAACGAAACATATGGAATTGAACAACCACACAATGGTATTTTGGTATTGGATGTTACTCCTAATTTAAATTGCAACTTGACCTGTAAAATTTGTAACGAACATAGCAGTAGTAGTTGGGCCAAACTAAAACAAATTCCTATAGAAAAAAATTATAATACACCCCCACAAGATTTGTTTAACAAACTTAAAGAGTATAATCTATCTCATCTCAAAGAAATCAATATGTCTGGGGGTGAACCATTTTTAAATAATAATCTAGTAAAATATATTTCTAAATTAAGTGAACTAGTTGATTTTTCAAAGGTTAATTTAAGATTTAGCAATAACGGCACAATAAAACTTAACAGTAAAGTAATTAATTTTATATCGCAATTTAAACTGGTACAGGCCAGATTTAGTTTAGATGACGTATATGCAGGACACCACTATCACAGATATCCTCATCGATGGGAAGATTGGATCATAAACTGGGAAACGTTTTTAGAAAAAATGCCAGTTAATACATTACCCAGTATTAATCGAACTGTCAGCATACTCAATATTAACAGACTAGATGAACTAACAAATTGGCACAAACAATATCAACATACTAGATTAGGTGATACTGTAGAACTGATAAATCACTTTGCATTTGGGCCACTAAATATTTTTCAAATGACTCAAGATATTAAAGATCATATTTTAAATACCGTCGGCGCTAAAAGTCTAGCGTGGCAGTATATTAAAAACGTGCCAGCAGTTAAAGATATCACGCAGTGCCTTGATCATATCACATATTTGGACAAACTGCATAACCAGTCTTTTAAAGATTATGATCCAGTTATGTATTCGGTGTTATTTAAACACTACTAGCACTACTAGATTTTATCCCCGCCAACATTTGTTTAAGTTTAGTGCTTTGTGCTTCACCGTCGTTGCCTGCGCCACCCGAAGATTTTTCCCAAGCAGCTGTTCCTGTGGCACGTTCAAATTTGGCAGGTCCTTCACCTTCTACAGTGCTCTTGGCCTTGATACTGCTCATTACACTATTGACCTGTGGTCTTAGTGTGCCCGGAGTTCCTTGTGCATCTTCACCTGGGTCAGTGATACGCATAGTTTCAATGTCATAGTCCAGATCCACTTTCTTACCTGTACCTGCACCACTACGATTTTTCATACATTGTAGTTGATAGCGTCCACGTTCTTTCATAGCACGGCTTGTAAAGATACCAAACACATTATCTGCTGTGTTGATCTTACTGATACCGCCCGAGATATGACTGTGGTCAAATTCAACTTCTTCCACCGCACTGCGATTCAACTGACTGGCTGTAACAAACAATATGTCTAGTTCTTCCGACAGGTTACGTAACTCTTCACTCACGTACTTGTCTTTGACAAATAAATCGTTGGCGCTGACCTTGGCGCTGACTGGCATCAACAGGTCCAAATAGTCAACCATCATAAAGTCTACCTTCATACCTGTTTGTATTTGCATTTCATTGATATAACTGCGAATGTCGTTCACGTTGCTCTGTGCAGGCAATGCCTTAATACGATATTTGCCCATTTTCTTTTTGGCAAAGCTCAGTTTCAATACTGCGTCATCTAGATTCCTGCGAATGTCTTTGGTGCCCATATTGGCAATCATAGCATCAGTACGCAAACTGCTCAAATCTTCGCTCAGTTCCAAACTGATGTAAACACCATTGAGTCCCGTAGTCAACCAGTTGATGGCAATGTTCATCATAAACAAACTTTTGCCCGAACCGGATCCACCAGCAAAGATATTCAATTCACCTTTGCTAAAGCCCCCGTACAGCAGTGCATCCAAACTGGGCCATCCTGTGCTGACTTTGTAGCCATTGTTAAAGTAACGTTCTAAACGTGCCTTGGGATCTTCAAAGTAGTCTGTGCCCATATCCTTGGTCAGACTGATTTCCACCGCGGCCTTCATAATCTTTAGGATGCCTTCGTTTTGTCCTTTTTCCAATAAATCAGCACAGGCCAGGACTGCTCGCTCGCCTTCTTTCTGTTTGGTAAATCCTTCAAACTCGGTCAAGAACCAATCCTTGTGTGCTTCCAATTCAGGTGACGTTTTTAATTCTACACCTGTCGTGGCTTTAATTTGCTCGATGGTGGGTAAGTTTTTATACTCGACGCTGTAGTCTTTAAGAAACTTGGCAGTTTCCCTGAGACTGCGATCAAAGTTTTCCGGATTATAGATGTTCTGCACCCTAATAAAACTTTGTCGGTCTTGCAACATCATTTCTAAAAATAACTTTTGTAAATCTTGTGAATATTCTTTGCTCATATTTTAGGACAATTAAAAGTACAATAATTTGGTTTGATTTCCGTTAGAGTATTAAAAAACTCTTGCTCTTGCGCCAGTACCTGCGAAATAGTAGTTTTACTTATATCGTAGTCTTGTTTATCTTTATAAAACTTGGTCTTATAGTAGAACCGCCAATCGTGTACATAACAACAGGGCATATAGTATCCCTCGGCAGAAATATAATGTTGATCATTTTTACCGCATTGTGGATCTATCTCTGGAGACTTATTGTTGTGCCATTGAATTATGCCGGGTGTTCTGCGACCTTGAAAATCCTTGGGTCTTAGATAGTCATTCTCCTCCCACCGATCACTTGGCAGCACAACAAATTCGTCTATGCCCAACGATTCACTTAGACTACGGGTTTGATCTATAGTATCTTCATTAAATGAAAAAGGAATATATTTCCATCTGGTGGTGACTGAACTGGCCGCACACACTCGTATACCTATTTCAATTGACGCCCAGTCTGCATTTACCCTATAGTTGGTAAAATTTTCAGGAGAACCATCAATACTAAACACAACCTTATCGGAACTGGTCAGTAGTTCGGTTAATTTATGCCACCACTCCTTTGTGCGACGACTGCCATTGGTGACCAGTCTAACGTTTGCACCTTGTTGCTTAGACCACGCAATTAGATCAAATAAATCATTATAGTATATGGGATCTCCATATGTACCACATAATAAAAGCTCAACACCAGTTAAATCTATATCTAAAAATTGTTTTAAGTGTTCTAAATTTAGATCTTTGTTAGTCCATTTTTCGATGCCAAATTTATCAATCATTGTAGTACGGCTACATCTAGGACACTTGAGTATACACTTGTTGGTCGGTTCCAAGTGAATGCCTTTTATCATATCTTGCCTGCTATCAATTTAATTTTTAAGGAGTTGCTTTCTTTGGCCGCCAGGATTGCTTTTAAGACAAACAATTTGCCATATTTTTCCACAGCCTTGCTCACATCCTTACACTCTTCGTGCCACACGGGAAAGCTGACACTCCACCCGTATTCCACAGCCTGTTCCACAGCACGTAGTCCGGGCCACACAGTACGGCCTTGTTTGCTGGTGTGTCGATCAAAGTCCGGCACGTAGATAACTTCTCTACCCAAGGCTTCAATTAGTTCTGCCTGTTGCTCACTGATCTCATTGGTCTGCACACTGACACCATCAATGGCCATAGCATCAAACGGTCCTTCCGTCACTATGACAAACTTGCTGTCGGCCTGTTGATTATTTAAGTTAAACACAAAGTTGGCCGGATGATTGCTGTGATACTTGGGTTTGATACCGTCATTGAACGCACGGGCAGTATAGCCCACAATGTTGCCTTGATAGATAAAAGGTATAACGACTCTATGACTTAGTTTGTTTTCAACTTCAGGAGTCCAATAAAAATCATACTTGACTGCGTTTATTCGTCTGTTGGTAACATAATTGACTGCTTCCACAAACAGCATAGGCATATGGCCTTCGCCCAATTTATAAAATTCTGCCAAAGCCCAGAAACTTTGTGCTTCCGCGGGCAGGGCTCGCTGTTCAAAAGTAATTTCTTCTTCAGGCGCTTTGATGTCTTCGGGCTTGATTAAATCTTTGACACGCAGGGCTTCGATTACCAGTCTTTTGACTTCGTTGGCATCTGCACCCAACCAATGCAATAACTTACGAAATTTAAAACTAAGTGGACGACCAATTTGATAGCTGGTCTTGAATCCGCAATTAAAACAGTGATAACTGACCCCGCCGTCTGCATTAGTCATAACGCCACCCCGGCCACGAGTATCCTGTGTGTCCCCATTGTGAGCACAACAGACCGCATTGAAACTTAACCAACCACTTTGGCTACGTCGCTTTTTAGGTGGTAATAGACTGACTGTGTAGTCTTGTACAGCATTAAACATTGTGTTAGTATACACTCAAGTTTGATAAAAATCAAACGGTTAGGCGATTTACTTTTTAATTGATCGAATGAAGATGCCCGGAGGATCGATTTCCCACCACTTGACTCTAAAGTTCCAATGATTTGGATTGTTGTGGTGATTGTTGTGCAGGCCTTCGCCCACGGTCAAAATGTTACAAACGGTGCTGTTCTTACTGCCGTCAGGTCTGGGAAAGTTTTGATAACCATAACGGTTGTGTCCAAAAAAGTGTAGGGCACCGCCGGCAAATGGGTTGATACACAAACAGGCTGGAATCGAAAATATAAAAATAGTTAATAAGGGATTGATCAGAGCCAGCAGTACCATATAAGCCACCATAATATGGATATAGTATTTTTGCACAAACAATTGGTCCGGATTCTTCATTAGGTCCCGGGCCCATTTGGTTATTTGTTCTGATGTAGCGGGGGTAAAATCTAAATAGGTCTTGCCTTCGTAGAGTTCATAGCCTGTGCTGTGATGATCTCTGTGACGGGCGCTGTAGGTTATGGGCGTTGAGTAGCAGGCATTGATCACAAAGAATGTGATTACTCGTTCCCAGAACTTGGTAGTTTTATAACTTCGGTGGCTAAAATATCTGTGCAGTCCTGCGTTAACTCCAATGATGCGTACCAGGCAGAACCAAACTAAACTTATGCCCAGCCAGTAATAGTCTTGAGTAGATATGACATAGCCAATGCCGCCAGCAAATAATATGTGGTTCATTACCAGGAGGCTGAGATAAGCTCTAAGGCGTGAGATTTTAAACATCGTAAGTATTTAACTGAACAATAATGGCACCTAAAGTTTAATCAAACTTCTTCCAAATAGTAGCCGCAGCCGGGACATACTTGTCTTTGTAGGTTTTCCACAGTGGGGTAAATTTTACAACCGCTGAATCTGGTTTTCCACCTGGTGCAGATGGCCAGATGCTGTGATATCTGCGTGTTGTGTTGGGTTTGCTGTGCCACCCATTGCAGCTAACATATTGGCTGCGGCCTGGATAAATTCGTGTGATTTCATAGTATTATGCCGTTGTAGGTCCTGTTACGGAGAATGTAATTGTAGCAGTTACGTTGCTTGTTGCAGTTGTGCTCAATGTTACGTTGCCGCTTAGGAAACTGCTTACTGTTATGCCAGCTGGTAAGCCTCCACCTGTTGCAAACAAACCTGCTGCCAAATTCAATCCTGCTGTAGATCCTGTAATTACGTTGCTGCCGTTTACCATAGTAAACACACCTTTGCTTACATAGTTCTGATTCACAGATGACTGATAAACTGTACCGCACTCTGTTACGCTGATTGCTGTACTAGCGCCGCCAACAGGCAATACACTTAACTGCTTGCCAATACCGCCCATATTGATATAAGTTGGGAAATTTGCCGGGATAACAGGGCCAGCGTTGGCTGTCAGTGTTGCCGGTGCGTTGATAGCATAAACGCAGGCTGTATTTGCTAAAACTTTAACTTTTGTACTGTTAATAGAGTTACCGTTACCTGCTGCTACGTTTACGGCTGTTGTTGTTACTACTGTATATGTTGCCATATTAAAAATCCTGTATATCTGTTATTTAGCTCGTTTATGTTAATCCAAATTCCTACTGTCATACCCTGTATTGTGTTCTTAGCCCAGTGTGACATAGCCCCAGGAAATTGTTTGGCTAGACCCACTGCTGTTGTTGATGCCAAAATCAAATCTATTGGTAGTTGCACTGGGTGCTGTACTGCTACGAACTATGGTGTTGGCAGTGCCCGTAAACTGATTAGGTATGCTGGTAAAGTCAATGGGCGATCCGCCACCCGTGTAGACCCAGGCATACTGAGCACCCACCACAGGCACATTGGTATTGGTCACTACCGCGGTAGCAAGGTATACTAGAATACCGTTGGGAATATTGCCTCTGACCCATATTTGATATGTGCCACTGGCAGGAACCGTGATGCTGTAGGTGTTTGTACCAGTGGTCACTGTCCACGAGCCTGTGGTCTTACTGGTTAGGTTAGTGCCAGTGATGTTGCCAGTAACAGTGACATCCCCTGATACCGTTACGGCTCTTGTGACTGCCAAGTTGCCACCAACTGCGACATTACCAGTTGTAGAGATTGTGTCAAGAGCGTTGAGGGCAAAGGCTTGGTTAATCTGTGTAACTGTAGCCCAACTGTAGTTGGCTATCACACTTGCGTATTGACCATTAACATTTCGTAACGCAATAGTTTGATTGGTATTTGGTGTATATACTATTGATAATGGCACTGAACTA